TTGTAGTCCCGACGGGACTAAAGGAAATGTTATCTTATGAAATCATCGAGATAACATAAGGTAACAAAATATGCTCCCATTACTACAGAATGGCGTTTTTGTTGATGGTGTGAAACGACCGAAATATCATCAGATAAAACATAAGTCGCCAAAAAGTCGCCAAAAATTATTGAAGTTATATTTGGTTGGCTATATTTGCATTTGTGCAAATGTAACTAATAATGGCGACAATCTACTATTCCCTCTCGGCTAAAGAAAATTCATGCGGTTTACACGAGGTGTTGATTCGGTTTACTCATGGACGTTTAAACCAACGCACCAAGACTGGTATCTATGTATTACCGGAATACTGGAACGAGAAAACGCAATCTATCTTTATTCCCCGATATAGGATGATGTCACCATCTCGGCAAGATATGGTTGAACGAGCAAACGAAGCTCATGCTAAATTATCGGCATTAACATCTTTTGTCATGCAGTCCTTTATTGATGCGGGGGCGGGAAAGATGGGATTGTCAGCGAGTTGGCTCCGTGATGTTATTACACCCTATTCGGTAGGGATGTCACAGGATAAGGATATATGGGCTTATTTTGAAAGCTATATCTCGAAAAAGAACTTTTCTGATCGTCGTATAATGGCATTTAATGTGCTCATACGAGCACTCAAGCGTTTTGAACTGTACAAGAGGATTTCAGATCGCAATTTCACACTCTCCCTCTTAACGTTCACTCCTGAAATGCTGGATGACTTTGAGGACTTTTATCGCAGAGAATATGAAATATGCGAGGATTATCCACATATATACACGTTGGTGCCGGATTCAAGAACGCCGCAGCAACGCGGGCATAATACTATTGTCAGCAAAATGATTTTGTTGCGCGCTTTTTTTAATTGGGCTGCGAATAATGATCTTATCCCCTCCAACCCCTTCCGCAAGAAAGAGGTAAAGCAGGCTATTTATGGAACACCCATTTATATTACGATTGCCGAGCGGAACAAGTTGTACAATACAAATCTATCCCGACATCATAAGCTGGCTGTTCAGCGAGATATATTTATATTTCAGTGCTTGATTGGATGTAGGGTAGGGGATTTGCTTGGACTAAAGCGTAATAATGTAGTAAAGGGGATTGTCGAGTATATTCCGCGCAAGACCAAAGAAGGACATCCAGTAACGGTGCGTGTCCCTCTGAACAATATTGCTCAAGAGATCATAAAAAAATATGAATCCTGTGAGCATGAAATGTTGTTGCCGTTCATTTCAGAGCAGAAGTACAATGAGGCGATTAAAAAATGCTTCCTTGCCGCCGGGCTTAAAAGGATGGTGAATGTACTTAACCCTATCTCGCGTGAGCCCGAACAGAAGCCGCTATATCAAGTAGCGTCCTCTCATATGGCACGTCGAACTTTCATCGGCAACTTATACAAGAAAGTGAAAGACCCAAACCTCGTAGGGGCCTTATCTGGGCATACTGAAGGCAGTAAGGCATTTGCCCGATATCGAGATATAGACGAAGAGATGAAAACCGATCTTGTAAAACTTCTTGAATAGTTAAATCGTATTCATCAGTTCGCATATCACCACGGCAAATAGCGGAGAGCAGCATTCGCTAACCTCCAGCATTGCCAGCCAATATTTCATATTATCTTCTTCCATGTTCCTTGCATTTACAACATGTGAATTGGTGTATGTCTTTCCATAATACCGAGTTAATATCGCCGGTCAGATATGCGACCTCTTCACCGGCCATATCCAGGTTAAACACCGAGGCAATATCGTCTACAAGGTGCCGCAACTCGTGTTCGAACGAGTTCAGAAATTCTGCCGGCGATGACGACAAGCCAATAATCATCACGGTACTCTTGAGGGGCTTGTTGGAATATGTAAAGCCTGTATCCATATCGCACTTTTCGAGATTCGACCGAATATGCTCCATTAAGTCGTCTGGGCATTCAATATCGTTAAGGGACTTGAGTATAGAGCCCGTATGATAGCATGTGACGGCGAAATATAGCCGCACATGCCAGTTATACTTATCTATATTCAAATCCCTTGTTTTCATTATTCCTCCTTACGTTCACCGTACTTTCGCCAGTTGCGGGCAAGTCGTCGGCGTTGTGCTCTGTTGAATCGCTTATTGTCCAGCACGTCGTTGACCGCAGACGCCAATTCCCGATATTTTTCACCCGGCAGGTTACGGACGAGCGATGCGATATTTTTCATCTATTTCGCCTTTTTCGTTTGTAAATTCACTTATCTGTGGTGTATCTTCCATATCCTACAACATTTCCTCCCAAATAATAGGAGTTCCCGAGCCGATGGTATCGGCATAGTAGCGCGTGAAAGGCAATCCATCATAGCCGTCTTCATCATCAATATAGTCTTTGATGAACATGGCCAAGTATTGCTGATTCGGTATCGATGACCCGAAGTAGTCCGAAATAGCCATGTTGCATACATATACGCAATCATAGCCTTTATCTTTCTTGAGTTCGATGCCATACTGCTTGAGCAGGGCATCTACCTTCTCTTTGGTGTATGGCTCGATCTTCTTGCCGTTGTGATCCTTCATGTGGGATACGGCGAACTCGCACATTTTTTTGGAAAAATGCCAACCGTAATTTTCGAGATACTCCCGGAATCCTGCCGGGAAGTTTTCATGTGTATCTAACCTGTCCATATCTATTGTTAATTAAAAAGGAGGGAGCCTGCGGCCCCCTCCCGCCGGTTAACGTCTGCGATAACGGGAATAACGGCCCGTGCCTTTGACACCACGACGTTCGCCGTAGCCGTCGTCGTCATACTCATCGCGGTCATACTCGTCGCGTTCGCCGTAGCTACCGCGTCCGTACCCGCCACGCTCTCCGTAGCCCTCACGACTTTCGCGGCGCTCATCCTCGCGCCCCTTGCGGTATGCGCGTTCGAGCTCCCGCTCCATCTCGTCCTCGTGGCCGCCATCAAAACCGCCACGGCCTTCGCCTATGATTCTCCAACCCATAGTTACTTTGTTTTTGCAGGTGTTTCAGTCTTGGTAAGGTTCTTAAGCTCTTCTGTTGTCGGGATTTTACTCAACCGCTCGTTGATGCCAGCAAGCAGATTGCGCAGTTCTCGATTTTCGGCCTCCAGCTCTTTGGTGCGGGCGGCTTCCGGATCGAGTTGCAGCAATATCTCGTCATACGTTTCGAGGTTCTCCTTGTGCCGGGGGTAGGATTCGACAATATCGCGGCTCAACTGTTGCGCTTCGATGATTGTAGGTTTCAACCCTTCACGCGAAGATGCCACGGTCAGGCCATCCTTCGATACGATGTCAGCTAACAAGGGTACTCCCCAAGGCTCATTGCCATCGATAGTAATGTTAATGAACTGCTGCGCCGGCGTGAATTGCCCCTGCTTGAGCGGTGGGAAATAGGGTGCCGAAACATCCTTTACTACCGCGGTGTAATACTTCGGTTTCTCCCTGTTGTCGAAGACATATACCAAGGAGCCTTTTTTCAAGTTCTGAAACATCTTTGATTAATGATTGTGAAAGTCGGGGAGAAGGAGTTACCTTCTCCCGTTCTTTCTGTTTTACTTTGATTTTGCCGCTGCCGGCACTGCGTCGTTGTTTGCTGCTGCTGTTCCTGCTGTAGACTCCACGCCCAGCAACCGGAATGTTCCGGCGCATTTGTTGAAATATACCAGGTGTTCTGTGTAAGCACTTGCATCACCGCCTGCCGTCGGATTTGTGATGTCGCTGCCGATGGTCTGCGTCCCCTTGTTATCGACTACCGGGACTTTGGCGGTTCCGGTGAGCGTATTGGGGGATGTTACCGTGCTTCTGGTAGACCCGGAAGTCGGAATAACGACATTCACAGCATACGCACTCTCCTCCGTTGTGACTGGATGGCGAACCTTCCAGAGCAGGATACCCTCGTTGGGCAAAGTCCTCCATGCACAGGGGTTGAAACCGTAATCTATGGTTTCGGCCTCTGTAGAAGCTTTGCCGGTCGTGGTAAGCGTGTATATGCCTCCGATGTCCACACGAGGCACAAGTGCTCCTTGCGGCACGACGACTCTTATATCAGCTTGAAAAGGATACATATTCGCCTCCTTTCTTTGCTAAAATAAGGTGCCTGCGCACGCGGGAGCTGCCGCTACTGCCACCGTGGGCGTATTGCAACAGTTGGGATTCTGCACGATGTATGCAGGAACCGGGCAGGGCGGACGCAGCTGGCTGACGATGTTAGCCGTCTGGGCCTGTTGCGAAGCGGCGAGTGCGAGGTTGCTGTTTTCCTGCCGCAGCGTGTCGATCTTGTTCTGCATTTCGCGCATCTCGAGTTGGCAGAAGCGGTCGTTGATGATTTGCGTCTGTGCGTCGATCTTGGCGCTGATAATGTTGAACTGCGTGTTGGCCGAGCCCTGCAGAGTGTTGGTCTGGTTGATTGTTGCGAGCTGATTTTCATAGCCCATCTTCACAATATCCTGACGAACATTGCAGCAGCATTCTGCGATCTGGTTGCCAATCTGGCATCCCATCGACTGAACGGCGTTAATAATTTGCTGGCTCGACAGTCCGAGCGTGCTCTGGATGTTGCAGAGCGTAGACTGCAGCTGTTGCGAAGAACAATTGAGCGACGATGCCAACTGATTGATGGCCGTGCCATTCCCCTGTATTGCGTTCATGAGAAGCTCACGTCCGGCGTCGCCGTTGAGCTGCGCAGGCAGACCGTTCGCGCCATTGCCGCCGAAGCCGAAGCCGTTGCCGCCCCAACAGAAGAACAACAGGATGATCCAAATCCACCAGCATCCGTCACCTCCCCACGAACCGCGATTGTTATTGCCGTTCATAAGGGCCGCTACGAGATTGGGATCCATACCTTTGTTGCTCATCATAGACGATACGAGAGCCGCGATGTCGAGGCCGCCACCCGTGGCACCTCCATCGAAAATATAAGTTTTATCCGAACCCATTTTAAAGATTATTGAATGATTGCCGCCCCGGTTAAGGTCGGGCGTTCACCTGTTGCAACAATGCAAAGGTGACCGCGGGCGGTTATCATATCAATGAAATGGGACGCATGCTATGCGCAGCTTTTTCGCAATAAGTTCGTATTGTATATCAAAGAGATGATGACTGAATTTTCGGCGTTCGTCGAAGTTAGAGAGCATTTTTTCAATGGCCCGGCGTGAGAAATTCATCATACGAGCAATGTCTGAAATATAGATGCCGCACCTGCGAGAAAAATGAACCACTATATAGCGCGCGTCGACAATCTCCTGGCATTTACTGCCCGATAAAATCTGCTCGGGAGTGAGTTCCATTTCCTCTGATACTATATTAAGGACGAGGGAGAACATTTCAGACTTGCGCATATTCAATATTTTTACTACATTTGTATACTCTCTTACATAAAAACCGGTGCTGTAACACCTCAAAGGCTTATGGCCCCTGTCGTGGTGTTACAGCACCTTTGTTATTTGCGGAAGGTAAGAGAGTCGCAAATGAAGATAGGGGCCTTTTTTTGCCCGCCCCATAGGCTTTACTTACGTTACCATTGCCATAGAATTATACCGACACCAGCCCCTATATAGGGCTGAAATCCCTGCGGGGTATAGGCGGCTCCGACCCCGGCGGTCAGGGCGAAGCGGCTGCGTCTGGTGTTTGTCTGCTGTTGAATGGTCGTGCGGTTGTAGGTTTCTATCCAGTCGAGCGACGGGCCGAGAGTACCGACCCGCGGGCCGCTGACCTGCGCCCGGTAGGTGCTGTCGCCGTACTCTTTATGTTCGACCGTAACCGGGATTTCGATACTGTCCGTACCGTCGGCAATCACGGTTTTATAGACCGTATCGCGCGGCGCAAACAGCATGCGCGGGACTTTTACCGACGCGAATGTCGGCGGCAGCACTCGGGCCGGTTCGGGTTTGGGATAAAACACCGTGTCGACCCGTCGCACCTCCGTAGTCACCACATTGACCGACTGGCGGCCGAAGTGGTAGCCGAGGAAAAAGAATCCCGCGATAAGGATTATTTCAAGAATGTATTTCATGGTTTGTGTTTTTGGAATAACTCCCAGCCTTTGTTCACTTCGTCCATTACTGCTGACACTCCATTTTCGACGCGGGACATGGCGGCAACTACAGGCACCATAATATCTCTATTGGTGGTTGTAATCTTTACGTCCGGCCATACACCCGAAGAATCGGATACAGCTTCGATATAGTTTTCCGTATGATTTTCATTCGGCGGGGCATAACGGGAAATTATTTCCCGAAGTGTATTGCAGTTATACTTCTTTTGATACGTGAAGAGCAATACGAACATGGCGCGATAGCCCCATGCAATCGATTTGAATTGCTTGAATGCAGAATCGGTCGATGGAACCTCTCCCAGATATTTGGTTTTCGATAACCGGATATTCCCCGGATTGTTGTTGCGAAGTCCTCGGCTCATTACGCATCCTTTTTAGTGTAGTAATAATGTCCGATCCAGCCGCCCGCGGCACTCAGGATGCCGGCAAGTGCGTAAGTCGGAAATATCCACATGAGGACGATGGCAGCGGCGGCTATACCGCCGAAAATGAGTTTCTTTTTCATGGTTTCTTCTTTTTAAAATTTTCCATATAGGGTATCTTTTTTATCATCTCAAAAGAGATTACATAGTCAAGGAAACTGAACAGGCGGCTGTTGGGGAATATCCGCGTCAGGTTCTTGAGGATGTTGGAGCTGTAGAAGTATATCGTGGCGTAGATAATGGCCGTAATGACGGACGTAGCACCCTCGGGATTATCGATATTATTGCCGATAACCATTGTCATGACGATAAGGCCTGTTATGCAGAATGCCTCGCCGATGCTCTCCATGGCTTTCTTTTTCGAAAACCGCTCGTGCTGCGCCCACACACCGGCCCATACCCCCGCGAAGAAGTTGATAACGAAGATTACCGTGAATGCGAAAAGCACGTCGTGGACGGGTGCTGTAGCGCTCACGATGAATCCGCACATATAGAGTACGATTTTCCACACCCGCTCGAAAAACCAGCATATGGCGTTCAGTATGGTGTTCGGCATTTCCTCCATGACAATTCGCGTTGTTTCTACATTATACTTGCTCTTCTTGCGACGCTTCGAATGCGGCTTTCTCTTCGTCCGTGGCAATACGCCAGTCGGCGAGCTGCTCTCCCGCCAGCAACATGCGTTCACGGGGATAGACCCGGTTTGTTACATCATCGGAAGCCTGTGTAAGGTAGTATCCGTCCGGCGCTACCATCACATCGAACGGGCCTCGTTTGGTAAGTGTGATTTCCTTTTTCATAACGTGTGTGTTTAGGCCGAAGCCAGTGCTATATTCGGATGTGCCTGCAAAGCCGACTGTATGTCGGCGTCGGCCATCAGGCGGGTGTATGCATCCGCGGCAAGAGTAATAGTTATTGCTCCATAAACTGGGTTTGCATTTTCGATGGTGAACAACGCCGATTCCTTGCTCCACATAGGAGCAATCAGATTGATATTGCTACAAAGCGACCGCAATTTAAATGTCGTAAGTTTTGGAACATCGCTGATTATTCCAAGCGAACCTAAAGATGTACGTTTATCGATAATTTCGTCAAGTACAGCAGTTAACTTCGGGGAATATGCCCCGAAATATCCCATTGAGTTTGTCGTCAACGCAGAATCAGACAATCTTATCACCTCCAAATTGCTACAGTATCCAAATGCACCAAACAATCCGGATACATTGCCGAATACAGAAAAACTCGAACCAGGAATCGTAGTTCTGATCTTGGTTGAAGGGCAAGCACGTTCTAATGAATATAGTGGGGCTCCGGAAAAATTGCCATGCTCATAAATATCGGACATTTGGGAGTCTGTAATATCTGTTAGTGTATTTAACTCCCAATATCCCGTGTCTACATTAAATACTACCTTATTATTGGGATTATACGCCGCCGTGGCGTCGATATACTTCTGCTGGTCGTCACGGTACCGGTATTCGGTATTCGCAGCCGTGACCGTGCCTCCGGAAAGGGTCAGCACGATAGCGTAGCGCTTCTTCGAGAATTTCGACGTAAACTGTAGTTCGATGCCCCCGGATACCGCTACGGGTTCCAGTTCCGCCTCCTCGATAAAGGCATTTTGCGCGTCGGTCACCCGCAATGCCCATCTGCACTGGCCCGGGTAAGAGGTGAACAGCGTATAGTATTGCTGCATGGATACGAGGGTTGTATTGAGCGACAGCGGCCAGTTTGCGGACTCCGCGCCCATCGTGGCATTCATCAGGATACGCTTGACGGCATCGTTGGCTACTTTGTTCAACGACTCCTCTTTCCGAACTGCGCTGATGCCGGCCCCAATCGTTTCTCCTGAAGCAGTAAATTCTTCGGTATGCAACACAGGCTCACTGTCAAGCCCGGAACAGTAAAAATGATATTTTCCACCACCGCGAACATAGATATATTCATTGCTTGAATGCCCCATCTGCCAGATTGAACCGACAGGTGCTATATCATCTTTTGTCCACAGGTATTGGTAATCATCAATAACACGGTTTTCATTATAGCTGCCCCATCCACTGCCTGCTACACTCCATAGCACCCGGCATGAAAAACTATTGGAGCCATGAGTTGCCCAGGAAGGGGTTCCGCTATCACCCAATATCCCGATAACTGAAATTGTTGCACGTGCGTTCTCCATAATATGCATGGTAACCGGATAATATTTATCCTGGTCGAGCGCCGTGGCATCGATGACCGTTTCCTTCTTTTGGACTGCTTCAATAGGCTTGAGACGACTATCCAATGTTTGAGATGTCACAAAACCCGAATCGTTTTGCAGCTCCGATAGTTTTGAGGGAATATCCGAACTGTCAGCTTTGCCCTGAATCATTTCTTGCAATGCCAATGTCAGTTTATCCCACGATACGGTATTGTTGAGCAATGTTGCCCGAATCTCGGAACCTACAACGGCAATTTGTATTTCGGAGCCAATAGAACCCACATACACCTTTACGAAGTCCGCAACAGGGATAGACGAAATGGAGCCGTCTGCGTTTACGAACTCAATGGCCTTTGTGGTTTGGTTGTACTCAAGCCCCATCTGCTCGATGGGAAGGTCGATGATGATTTTCGAGCCGGCCTTTGTCGTGAAGGTTAGCTCGAAGGTCTTGTCATTGAACTCCGGCAGCCCAACGCAGGTATTGAGTATCTCCCGGATGTCGGGATGCGCAGTCGGTGAGGTGTTATGCTGTTCGATTAGGGCGTTAACGTCTGGTGTCGGGACAATCGGGTCGTCGTTGTACATTCTGCCTTTGGGATTCGGCTCTGCCAATGTCACATCGATAACGATTGTATCAGCAGTAAAGGTTTTGGGCTTGCTTGAGCTTTTATAGTAACATAAAAACGTACAATTCAAATCGGGAATCATAATGTCAAGCTCCCCGCTTTGCAACTCCGCTATAAGCGAATTGTAATTCGACAACAACACAGGACGAGTAGACCCATTAATGACAAATGACACCGTTAATTCCCGAGAATCCTCACGGGGGTTATCGATCAATACCTCTTTGCCGTTTTGGTCGCGGTAGTCGTTCTCCACATACTCTTTCATGGAACCCGTGCCCAGAAATTCAGCATATGCCCCGGCTTTAAGGAAAGCATTCCATGTCGCTTTGAGTTCCTTGCCGTTTATGTATACCAGATTGTTCATTTACTGCTTTTCGAATACTGTTACAATGCTATCATAAAAGGGGGGAAGGCCTGACATGGCACTTTTGATGATTATTTCTTTCTCCTCGGTTGATACCTCAATTTCCCCATCGCTATGAAGTATCTTAAATGCAAGGTCGTGCGCTATGATGCCGTTTATATTCATATAAATGAAATTGGCGAATTCTTTGCGGGCATCCACCTGAATTGTGTGCTCACGTGAAATGTCCGTATAAATATTCACTTCCTTGAAATTGATTTTTCCCATAATATTTGTTTGATTAAGTTTCACGATTGATTGGCTACTTACTATTCTTTATCTGGATAGTATCCAACATCCTGCACTTTTGCTATACACCAGACTGCGACGCTCTCTATCCGTCCATGAGTCGGAGGACACCCACGCACCTTGGGTGTGGAGCGCAATCTGATTTCCGTTTCCTTGTAGCGTCACCCCTTTGCTCCCCATGTTCCTGATGTAATAAAGTTGTCCGTCCTGTGGGTTGGAAGGAAGTGTGATCGTTCGCCGTCCTCCGTCGCTGTCTACCGCTACGAAACAATCCATATCGCCAAGCGTTACATTTGAACTTATATTACGATTATACAATCTTAAGCCGCATATCGTGCCACTTGCAATATATAGTGCAAGGTTTCCACCCTGAAGGACACTACTGTGGGGGTTCGCCCCCATGACGCTTATATATATACCGATATTGCCGTTGGCCTCAAGACCGGAAAAAGCTCTGTCTACTTCAACTCTCATAGGTGCGATATATGAGCCACCCATTGTCGCAGGGAGAACGTTGCCACCTATAAATAGATTAGTATTTGTTACATAGTCATAGGGATATGTTGACTTCTTTGTTGCGCCTGTAAACTTTATTAAGTCTGCCGAAAGAATCATTTCTGATTTTTCGCCACTCGTGATACATGAAGATGTCAGACTTGATGAACTTATTTCGAAGCCTCCAATAACGCCACCCGTGGCAATAATCTGTGCTGTATCTATCGTTCCGTCGCCATAAATCCTTGTTTTAGCACTCGAAACATTTTGAATGTTTGCCGCTCCGGCAAAGAGCATTAGCTTGCCATGCTCGGCGCTATATCCAATGTCTTCCGACCCGTTCATACCTGCGACAACGGCGGATGTGCTTGTGTTGCCGTCTGTCACGCCCATAAACCTGCTTAACACCACGCCGCCCGATATGATGGTCTGATCTTTTGCGAAAGTATCCTTGAGATATTCGAAATCCGCGACTTTATTCTGTGCTATCTTGTCGGCAATTGCATTGGCGAACCGCAGCACCTCCGCATTGTAATTCGCGAAGTAGGTGTTGTAGTCGGCATGCTCTGCGGCTGTCAGGGTCTTGTCGGTGTCGCTGTCTACCTGTATTACGTCGACAAGGTAGTTTATCAGGGTTTCATATGCATTCTTGAGGGCCGTTATTGGTACATCGTATGTCGTAGCATCTTCTGCATATTGGGCATATGCTTTGCGAATCTGTGCTACGGTATTGCGGAGCACCACTTTCTCCTCTTTTGAAATCACATCGTCTGCGGACATCTGTCGCAAGCGGAACTGCGCATCGTTCACCAGCATCCAGTCGTTTTGGGATGCTATGCCTCCGGCGCCTTTCTCTGCATTGCATATGTATATCTCGCCTGTTTGCTTGATCCATCCGTCGTTAACACTGTAGGGTGGGGTGGGGAGGGTATCACCATAGAAAAGCCGCGCCTTTGTCCCGGCCATTCCTAATGCCTCTCTCGCCTCGGATAACGCAAGGGCCGCTCCGGTATCAGCTACACGTATCCATTCGTAGCCGCTGATTAATTTGGTGAATTTGTATCGCTCAACAGTCTTTTCCCCGTCTACCACGACAAATCGGTCGTAGTAATCGTTTATATGCCTCTGGCGTTCTTCCTCTGTTGTCCAGCTGCTGGCGGGGTAGTTCGTCAGCGTTGGGACATCTGTACCCTCATAGGATGTTATGGAACCGTCGATTTGATCCTGCATGTCCGGCAGGATGGTATCGTTGAGTATTTCGAGTTTGCTGGCAACTTCTTTCGACACCTGGGTGAGGTTCGAAATATCGTATTTTATGTCGCTCATGCCGTCGATGTTGTCCAGTCCGGATGCCGATTCGAATTCGAAATCACCTATAATCTTTGCCCCATAGCGTGCTATTATCGTAGGAGGATTGGCTGATAAATTGATTACAAGCCGGGAATTAGGATCTTGAATGCTTTCTGTTGTGATGTTGCCACCGGCAATTTGTGTAAAGCCACTCACAACATTTACGATTCGTGCGTTTTCGAAGATGGAGGATACGATAGCTCCAAGAAATAAATAATAGCCTTCTTGGCTCTCTAACCCTAACCTTATCGTAGAGATAATGACATTGCCTGTATTTGCTGTTTTACTACATTTGAAATAAATATAGTATAGCGTATTAGCTGTCAATGTGAACTCTCCTCCTTCAATTGTCCATTTCCCATCTGATGCGCCCATGTAAACTACATGCTGCAACTCTCCCGAAGATATGGCCAGTAGATTTGGGTCGTTATTTTTGTTCGTTTTGAAAATACATGTACACCCAAACTGTGATTCAGGATTGCCGACAAGCGCTACTTCTGATTGCAGAGATTCCAGCGCGGAACTTAATTCTTTTGCATCACGCCAACCCCGACGCGACACGGCGATAATTTTCTGGACGTTATCGCTATTGTCCGCAGTTACATCCTCAATCTTGTTCTCTATCTGTGTCAGTCGTCCGCTCGACACATTCTCGGCAAGGGTGAAGTCCACCAAGCTTTCGCAATATAGAGGGTAGCTGTATTTCGTCACCCGCGACTGGACATAGCCGCCTTTTAATCGGTCGTCATTAATTTTAATACGAGATCCAATGTCTATGACTTTGCCGTATTCATTGAAATATACTGGGTCGGACTGGCAGGATATTGTCGGCACTTTCTTATTCAAGTTGTCTACATAATCCTGGGCAGCCATGCGTAACTCATGTTCTGCGTTGATTATGTAACTTTCCGGCATTTCGATGTTCCAGAGCACATAGTAATCGCCTACTTGCGGAATGATACTGCCGAACGGCACCTGAATATCTCCTTCCTGTGTATTTATGATTTCGAAACGTTTTAAGGTATCGTTATACCCCAATTCAAAATCTCGGCCCATGAGCATGCCACTTTCGAAGTGTACCATCATAGTGGTGCCTTCAATAAGCTGCTCCTTGGGGTCGAAATATAACGGGTCGTCCGGGTCGAGGAAAAAATCGTCGTAGAAATAATATACCGGCACCTCTGCAGAGCCGCCCACTTCTACTTGTGAAATCGTTCCGATGCGCTGGGGATATATGTTGCCTATTTCATCGTTGTCGAAAAATACAATTTTCTCAACGATATTTTCGGCTCCCCCTGTAACGTCTACATAGTCGGAGCCAGACGGATGTAGGCGTGTGTTGTATGCTATGCCTTCGGCATTGTATTTCTTGGTGATGTTGCGAGTGCTGCCATAGGGATATATCCGGTTAGGAACAGGCTCCGATGACGTGGGAATATCAACTTTCTGCAGCCCGCCTCCGTGCTGTGCGCTGAATGTTTGAAGGTCTCCCCGTTCACATCGGGACAGGTTCAGCTTTTTGCCCTCAAACCACCATTCCGTTTTGAACAGGTCGGCAATGATGCCCATTGCATCGAATATTGTCACAGCCGAGAAGGTCGTGGACTCCGTCCCTGTTCCGGAGCATTCCCCCAGCGTCCACGATGTGTCGCCCGTAGTGTTTCGCAGGGCCGTGATAATCAGCTCTCCGAACATATCTATGGTCGCCGTATAATTGAACTCCGGCTCCTTTTCGGTCTTTGAATCTACAGTGACATAATGAAAGAACGGCAACAGCTTTGTAAGGGCTTCTATTCCCTCAAATTTAAGTTCGTAGGAGTAATCATTGTCATTATTCTTGACGGGCTTGTAATCGTTTAAAATCGTGAATTTAACACCTTTGTACACGATGTAATCCCCGGACTTGAATTTTAAATCCCGCGTGTGTTTGAAAGCCAGCTTCACGTAATTATCAGACATGAGCGTGCCCCCACGTTCGCTGTTCTTTGCTGTCGTATTTGTCGTATGCCGTACCTGTCCGGCCTTGGTGTATATATCTATGTTCATTCGGCTGTGCTGCGTTTATTCGGGTTAGGCTCGCGCAGATACACATTCAGCGACATTATATTGCTTGCGATGTAGCAGTTGAACTTCTGGCTATTGAGATAATAACAGTAGAACTTTTGCCCTGCAAGAGCGATATTCAGCTCCAGAAGGCCACTTTGCAGTTCTTCTACGAATGACTTGTATTTTGCCAGCAGGTCGGCTCTGTCGCCGCCAACCAACAGAAAGTTCAAAGCGAAATCGCGGGATTCAACGCGCGGTTCCGTCACGAGCACTTCATGGCCGTCCTGGCTGCGGTAGTCGTTCTCGACATACTCCTTCATTGCCGGAGGCGCCAACAACTCTGACAGCGAACCCGCCATCAGGGATGCACCCCATGTGCTGAACAACTCCTTGCTATTGATATAATCGGCCATATCTCACTTGCAAAGATTTGAGCGGGCATTTTAAAAACAATGGGGAGGGCGGGAGAAAATAACAAAAAAGCCGGGGAAAATCCCCGGCTCGTCTATATCTCGTATTTTACTGATGCTGATAACTCGGGTGATACCCGGCAGGCCGCCTTGGTTCCGTGGCTTTATTCGCGGCTTGAAGCTCCGCCAAAGTTTCACTAACCAATTCAAGTTGCCTGTTTATTTAATATCCTCGGAATCATTGCAAATAATGGGCCTTGTTATCTTTTCTGTTGAAGTAAGATAGGCAGTTTCGGATACAGGATTGTCTGGGACATTCCCAAGGACTTGTTTTGCATTGATGGGAGATATTACCGAGTGCCCCAGTTGGTTTTCGAGTTGTTTTCGGGCTGCCTTTGCAACGCTGCCGCCACTTTTGGCTACCCGGACATTATGCTGAAATCCTTTGGGCTGTTGTTGTTTAGATATTTCCGTTACGGCGGCCTCTGCCAGCGTATTGAGGGCCAATTCGATGTTGGTCATATTGTCCCGCAAATTTTCTTTTTTTATGCCTTTAAACTGCTTGTATGATTTCGTATTACGTCCGGCCCACTCCATCGTGATAATATCCGTAAGTGCGGCATACTGTTTCCCCTCCACCCCTCTGCGCTGCCATTCATCAGTCAACTCTTTGCGAACTTCCATACTTTTTAGCCGCTGGTTGATCCAGTTATCGGAATATCCCAGCCGCTTATAATCGAGCATCGCCTGCTGGATGGACAGTTCCGGATCCTGCATTTGGTCGAGGCGGTCGCTGGCGACTTGCGCCATCCATTGTTTGAAAGGTTCGGCCTTCGGGGACGGAATAGACTGAATAAGGCGGAAAAGCTGTTCGGTGTCGGCAACATCCGTCATGCGCATTTTACCATCGGCCGCCAATAATTTCAACCGGTTACAATTTGTAACGGTTTCGTTTCCCTCCTTTTTAAGCCTGTTTTTTAGAACTTTCCAATAGTTGTTGGGGTCGGCGCTGTCAGTCAGTACACCGACTACATCCACGACGGAGAAATACCACCGTTCGGCCTCGTCGTCCCATACGGTGCGCACCTTGCGTTCCTCAAATAATTGTATAGCTTGTTTTTGTGTCATAGGTCGCGATAGTTAAGATTATTCTGCCGCATCTGCAAATTCCTTGATGCAAAGATAGTAATTTATGCGTTGCGTCGGATGGGGTAAAATAAAAAGCCGAGGCGCTCGCCCCGGCTTATTTGTTGCATGTTTAAATTACTCTATAGGCAAATCGACTAACTTTTGTGTGTGAATATTTTGAGTCGATAATTTTTGCTTGTTCTCATATGGCATATACACAATTTGATATACTTTATACCCACTCATCTTCTGCATGCCTAATGCAGTTTTTTTATCTCTATCCATGAAGAGGTATACGCCACCGCTATTGCCTACTGGCATATATCTTTCACATAAAAAAGACATTAATTCGGAGGCATAGGCTGAATTAATAGCCGCCACAGCACCATCTAATTTGTTGTTTTCAAATGAATATGTAGTGAGAATGTGAATATCATTGAATTTATATGCTATGGATGTTTCCGTCGAAGCGTCAGGATTACCACATGCGGCCACTACATCGCTCATGCTTTTACCCCAATTTGTATATGGCTCTTTATAAAGGTCGTATTTAGGAGTTACTATTACATGGAGTTTTGCATGCCCTTCGTTTGCAACAACTTCTATATCTGTTTCTCCGATTAGCACTGCCGTAACTTTGCCAAATTCATCAACCTGCGCAACGTAAGGGTCTTTTGATTGATATGTAACATTGGTGCCAGAACATTCTATTTGAAATTCATCCAAAGAATATAGGGTTATGGATTTCTTGTTCAGTTTGAGGCTTTCGTTGTTGTCGTCATCCGAACACCCTACAAAAGCAACCGAAGCAACAGCCACACATAAGAGTAAAAATCTTTTCATATTTTTAATTGTATTGGTTAGTGCCGCAAAATTACAAAATTCCCCCCCCCGCCAAACTTTTACAAGAAAAAATTAAACCATGACAAGAAAAAGCCGAGGTTTCCCTCGGCTTCCGATATTCAGTTAATGCAATCAGCACTTTTGCCTTTCAGATAATATTCAACAATATTTATTAAGGTGTCTGATAATTGATAAATATCATTAAGTGATGAAATAAGATGTTTTGTTCCAACCTTATTTTCATCAAAGGTTTCGACATACTTTTTCCCGCCATTAAAATGGAGGCGACAAATAGGCTTCCGGTTATTGTTATCAAATAATATTGCAAAATAACTTTGAGCATCACGATCTACTATCCTGTTCAAGTCTACAGTATTGCAAAGTATAGCTCGAACAATGTAAAAACCTTGCAACTCTTCCTCGGTCGTAATAATCTTTGATTCCTCGGCACTTGCTGCTTCATTTTCATCAGTAGTATCTACAGCAGGCATTTCTGGTGTAATTGCTGATTTAAGCCGCTCGTTTACATAGTCGTTGGTGAATAATTGAAATGCCCTTTTGACCATAGGTGTAAAATCATCGAGCACACTTTTAGTAACCATACCGTCATATACCTGTTTGGTAAAGAATTTTACAAAATCTTCGGTAGGCGACTGGCTTTCTGCAACTATATAGGCTCTTAATGCGTTTATGTATTTCAATTCTGTAGCTGAATTGAGAATATTTTCTACATTATACTGGTCGTGGCAAAATTCTTTTAGCTTTTCAATGTGGCTATCTTTCAGATCAAGGAGATTGATTTCGAAGAATGGTTTATCATCCATTTTATTCTGCGATTCCAAGTCTGAAAAGAATTTATATACGATACCATTGGTTAAAACCCCAAACTTGGCTTTTGACACATGGTAATAGCGAAATAGCTGCGCTTTATGCCTATCCAGGTCTTCACGCCAATGCTTGCATTCAATAAGCATAATAGGTTGTCCATCTAAACACACCGTATAATCGATTTTTTCGCCCTTTTTTGTGCCATAATCGCAATCGCATTCTGGAGTTACTTCCAAAGGATTAAAAATATCATATCCCAAATTTTGAAGAAAGGGCAGTACAAATGATGTTTTTGTGGATTCTTCGGTTCCTATTTTGTCCTTCAATTTGGCGACACGGTCGCCCAGCATCAAAAGTTTATCTTTAAAATCCATAGTGGGTGATAGTTGGTTAGTATTTCAAATTTACAATTTCAAATTGAAATATCCAAAAAAAAGACGAGGAATGGATTTTTACCACTCCTCGCCTTTGTATTTATAGGCTACGATGCCACTATTTATTCACTTTCAACCCCTCTGCATAGTCGATCAGCGCCTTCTCGCTGTCGAATGTGAATGTTTCCCCTTGTCGACGCACAAAAGCGACAAAATCACCCTTTTCTACGAATAATTCGACAATATCAACACCGAGGGCATTGGCAACATCAGTCAGTCGCTTTAACGTAGGATTTCCCTTTAGTGAATCATAAAGGGACTGATAATGAATATTCAGACGGGATGCAAGCTCTTGCATTGAAATCCCCTTCTCTTTACATATCTGCTGTATTCTTAACATTGTATAAGGGTTTATTTTCCGCAAAGATATGCAAAATCAGAGTAAAATCGTATCAGAACATTAAAAAATATGATAAAACTCTTAAAAATATTTGGATACACAAGAATTAACTCTTATATTTGCATCAAGAAATAAGAATAAACCCATATGCCACTATGAAAGCAACCTACAACAAATCGAAGATCATGCGCAACGCCTGGTATCTGAAACGCGCTAACGCCTCGATGTCGTTCTCGGCCTGCCTGCGTAAGGCTTGGCGCAACGAAAAGCTGGCGATCATGACGGCGAAGATCGAGAACCGCCCGACGGAACAGCCGAAAGCCACGGATTACCGCCCCGAGCTGTTGACGGTGCCCACAGGTTTCTATGGTGTCCGTGGAATGTACTATGGTGACTAAAGCATGATGCAATATGAACGAAATAATTCAATCAACTGACCGCTTGACGGCATTGCTTGAGGAGCAGGCCGCCTGCATCGAGCGTATTTTGGCGATACTGGACAAATAATCACAATTTAAATATCAATGCCTATGAAAAAACAATCGCTTCCGGGAACGGATTACCAAACCCGCTGCATCGAAGCCGAGCGAAAAGCGCAGGCTTTTACTGTATTAAGTTAAATAACTTTGAAAGTCTTTTTTGTGTTATTCGCTCTGTTGAATGGTCGATATTTTTGTGACATATATTGATTCTAATGTCTGTAATATCACTCTCTTGCAAAAGTTCTAACTTGTCATCAGGTAGTTGAAATTGGACATCTATATTTGTTATTTTTTTAGTGTTCCCTGTCGAAATGCCAGCGCCCCAATAAATTGAATTGTTCTTTTCCTTGATATTGCTGTTGAGTATGCTTCCTGTTAATGTAATTATTTCACCGTTTCTTGTTAATAATGATATAGAAACATTTTTGTCTATTTCTATTACATCCCTTATATTATATAATGAAGCTTGCAAAAACAGTGAATCATTAACACATCTAATTTTAAAATCTACATAGGGGTCATTAATTTTAACAACACTGGTTTCAAGTATTCTATCTCCCGTAAATTTGTCTACTGTTTTGATAATAATTTTTTGGGCGGTCGCATTACACAACATAAATGCGAGTACGATAATAGAGACTAATTTTTTCATCATGTAAGTTGGTTATAATTTTTATACAAAAATAAGAAATACCCTTCCCCCACCAAACTTTAGAAGTAAAATCTTGTTTTGGATGTAGAAAATAATATAAAAACCTTTGTCGATTAAAAATAATTTCCTATATTTGTAACGCTTACATATACTCAAGAGTGCACAAGATGCACCATTACTGGTGCTTTTTTTTGTGCCGGAAATTGGACGTACGAACGGGTAACCCTGTGGTGTTGCTGTAATGGCGCACCAACCTCTTGAGTAAAGATGTAAGCAGCAGGTAGTACCCGTTCGTTTTTTTTGTTTATAAATGCTTACATCTATGAAAAATCAATCGCTTCCGGGAATGGATTACCAAACCCGCTGCATCGAAGCCGAGCGAAAAGCGCAGGCTTTCGAAAACGCCTACTTCAAATCCGAAGAGCGTTATTCCAGTCTTTTGAATGCCTATTTGAAACTTCAAGGAGAGTGCCTTGAGTTATTGGACAGAATGAATCCCGACCGCCATAGTCGGCTTCAAGAAATCGACCCGTTCATCCTTGCGAAGATGGGCCGTGAAATCAATGTCGCACAATGTAAATAGATCAGCCATGAACAACATACAAATATTCAATAATGACCAGTTCGGACAAATTAGAGCGCTTGAAATAAATGGCGCGCCATATTTTGTGGGGAATGATGTAGCAACTGCTCTTGGCTATGATAAACCACGTAACGCAGTTGCCAGATATGTTGATAAAGATGACGCCCTAAAACGGGGCGTCACCGATGAACTTGGCAGAAATCAAGAAACCGTAGTTATCAGCGAAAGTGGCATGTATGCTTTGGTTTTCGGATCAAAATTACCTGCGGCCAGAGCATTCAAACATTGGGTTACTGCCGAGGTTCTTCCCTCCATCCGCAAGACGGGCGGATACATGGCGGCCAAAGAGAGCGACACGCCCGAGATGATTATGGCGCGTGCCGTATTGGTGGCAAATGACACCATAGCCCGCCAGAAACAACAGTTGGAGCAGGCCCACAAGCAGGTTGCCATGCTGACGCCCAAAGCCGAGTTGATGGATAAGGTGCTGGACACAGACCAGAAAATTGATGTCGGGCAGGCGGCAAAGATTCTGAATCTTCCATTCGGTCGCAATACGCTTTTCCTCAAACTGCGCCAGCGGGGAATATTCTTCTGCAACCGCAATGAGCCTAAACAAGAGTACATTAACCGCGGTTATTTCGAGTTGAAAGAGAAGTTAATCGACCGCAATAACCATGAATCGTTCACTGTAATAAAGGTGCTGGTTACGCAGAAAGGCTTGGACTTCATAGCCCGGCTTTTCAAAGTCGTTCCCTCGCCGAAGAAAATGATGTCAATAAGATAAAACCCTATCGTTATGTCGAAGATATTTGTAAACCGGAAATCAGACCTGTCGCTTGTCAGCAAGGCCTATGAAGCTGTAGGATTCCGATGCTACAGAGTGAGAACCTATTGTGACTGCCAAGACTGCGGCAATCGGCGGGACGGCCTTATCGTCCTGGATGGTGACAAGCTGCGCGTCGAGGTTGTGAGGTGCAAGGGTTGCGCCAAGTAACCGCAGCAATAGTCAGCACGAGCCCCGCGAAATGTGGGGCTTTTCCCCTAAATATTATTATCTTTACAAAAACAAAAGTACATTTAAAATGAAATTCCAAACCCCATGTTTCGTTCGCGTCGAGGATGCAAAGGAACGAAAAGAATTGGCAGAGTGGTTAAAGCATATCGGATACAAGGTATGCCGCTGTTGTGAGTTTGATGGTTGGAACACCATAACCTGCGGGCGTGTAGAACGTAAGGCAATCACTTACGAAGCGCACGGCGTTCCCGATTGTGACGTGGAATCAGGGTACAACATCAATCTATTCAAGGTTGATAACGCCATGAAAGAAAATCAGAAATATGACTGTGAGAATGACATCGAACTATTCAAAGCGCTGGCGGCAATGAACGACCAAAATGACCGAGAACAATGGTTTGTAGTACACGAGATGAAAGAGTTATTCTTGTGCAGATTAAATTGCATGAAAGAATATGACAGTCACCGCCTTGTTAAATATCGCAAGGCTACAGCAGAGGAGATTATAAATAAATTCCGCAACAAATAGGGGCTGATATACAAAAGTAGTTTAATATTTGCATGTTTCCACTTGACCGTGTAAATTTGCATACACGATTACGCTTCTGGCTTCCGTATATTCCTTCTTGATAATGAGTATGCCGACCCAGAAGCCTTTTTTTATATAATTAGCTTTTTATTTCCAAGTGCCATTTCGAGCCTAAAACTGTTTCACTTACTTGAGGTACCCCGTATTCTCCTCGATGACCTTTAGCCTGGCGTTCATGTCTGAAAGCACAGCGGTGTTTCTGGAAATCATTTGCAGGTGATTGTTAGCTGCCATTGCCAAATCCCGGATGTCGAATGTCGCGCCCATGATATTCTGTTGAATATCCTTGCTCTTTGCCATGATGTCAGTCATGACCGTAAATCGTCCGTTCAACTCATCACCCGTATCCTGTGACATGGTTTGAAAGCCTTTAGAAGTGGCTTGCTGCTCGGTTTGCTCCGGAGTGAATATATCGTAGCCATGTTTTTTTGCTATCTCTTGGTACTTCTCCAATAAAGCGTCGAAATTCCCCTGCTGTGCCAAGGCGTCTTGCGTGACCTTATCAAGTATTTCCACATATTGAGTAAACTTTTCTTCTTTCGATAATGAGGCATCTCCCATAGCTGCAGCCATTTCTTCTTGTGCCTTCTTGAACACGGGAGCAAGCGTTACCGAATAAATCATCTCTTGGGCTAACCTTTCAAGCATTTTTGATACACTATCAGTAAATGTTTTTGCTGCGTCGGTACCGTTCGCAAAAGCATCAACGAGGGCATCAGATAATGTCTGTCCCAGATCGCCAAACAGCTCGGTAAGATAGTCGCTTACGGCTTTAAGAGCATTTTCATATGTTTCCCAATCAGCAACTAATTGTTTTATTAAAGCTTGATTGGTTTTATTTAACCCCTGGAAAATACTATTATTGCTTTCAGCAAATTTTTTAAGAGCCTCCATTTGTAATTCCCCATCTCTAAAAAGTTCTGGAGCGAGCTCTTTGAGAGATTTGTATTTTGTCGAGGATGGAAACCCACTCTTGCCTACTTCTACACCCATTGAGGCGATAGAGTCCATGGCGGTTTTGAATTCTGACGGGAGTCCTGTTAATTTTAATATTATTTTAGTAAGTGGATCGAGTTCACGTGTTCGTATCCCTTCAAGAGTCTTTTGGTATGTGTCGAGTGCCCTATTTAATTCGTTTACATTATTACGGTAGTTCCCAAAAGCATCGTCACCGAATATTGTGGAGAATGCATCTGAATTGAGGCGGGCGCGCTCATTCATCACCCGCAATTCCTCGTTGAATTCTTTTGCCAGTCGTATATTGCGCTCCATAGATGTTTCAGTATCGCTGAATAGGCTGGCAATGCCCTGAATGACTTTAATTGCAGCAGAAATAATAGTCAGTATTACGCTTGATTTTTCTGCTTTTTGAATTGCTGATTCTACTTCTCCAGTTACATCTCCAATAGTTTCTATTGATGATTTACCAAGCTGGGAGATACTATTTATCATTGTTACTGCAGAAGTCGAGATTTGACCTGCAGCAGAAATAATATTACCCAAGGTACCACCTACTGCATTACCCATATCTTTGAATTCCTTGGCAACATCACGCAAGGTACTTTGCAAGTCCTCCCATTCCTTGATAGTTCTTTTATTGGGGCCTACTTTAGTTTCTGTCTGTGCCTTGGATATAGCTTGTTCTGCGGCAACAACTTTGGCTCTGGCGTTAGCCAGTTCTTCATCTGATGTGCCATTCTTTTCAGCTTCCGATAACGCTTCTTTTACCTCCTTTAGAACTTTTTTCAATTTTTCCAGGGTGAAATCCGCAATTTTATTCATCCAAGCGCTAAATGCATCCTCTCTGCTTGCAATTTCAACATCCAGAGCATTCAAGGCCTCTTGCTCTTTTCGCTTGACCTCTGCGATATTTGCGTCGTACTGTCCCGAAGTATTCTTTTCTTGTAGCCTTGAAATAGCCTTTTGTGCGTCCTCTTCAATCTTCTGTCTGCGTTGGGCATAGGTAGCATAATCATCGAGGAGTTTATTTAATTGCTCTTCAGCACGCTGCATAGACTCGACATCAGCATCGAACATGGAACCGTAAGCGACTGCACTAACATTTTCCTTACGTATGTCGAATGCTGATGTGTCGATTTCTTCAATAGATTTTCCTGCGGCTTTTTGCAAATCTACATAGGCTTGTTTCTCCTTCTCGATTGCGGCAAGCGTTTGTTCCAGGTCAAATTCTATAAGTTCGCGCTTGTCTGTGATTCTTGACCGCAGCAGTGCTGTTTCAGAATCATATAGTTTTTTTGTTGCGTTTATCTCTTCCTTGGCTGCTATGTCGGCGGCCTTTTTCTGTGAAGTTTCGGCAGCTTTTAGAGCATCTCTTTCTGCTTTTGTTTTTTCCGGGGAAATCCCTGCGTCTTTCAGTGCATTTTCGGCAGATACGCTCGCGCGTACACTGGCCTTAATTTGGGATTCAGCAACTCTTTGGTCTTTGTCCCTGGCTTTTGTTAAATCTTTAATGCGTTGTTCTGTGAGTTTTATTTCATTAGATAGACGAATGTATTGATCCAGTTCTCGTTTTGATTTAAAACCTGTACCATCAGCTGCATAAAAAATGGCACCTTCACTAACTGATTTGGTTCGTGCCATATTCAACAGTCCCCGTGCGGTAGAGCGTTGTTGGGTGAGTTGCTCTATTTCTTGTTCGGCAGTCAGCATATTTGAATATGATTTGACCGCTAAATCCATTGAGGCTGTTGCACGAGCTCGATTATTCAGAGAGCGAATAAATGCCGCTTCATTCTTGACAAACAGATTTTCTGCATCTCGCACATTGCTTACTTGTACGCCAAGCTGTTTAAACGCATCAGCATTCTCAAGTATATATTTGTTCTTGGCATTGAGGTCGTTTCCGAGGCTGTTCCATGTCGCTTGCAGGCTTTTATAGGCAGCAACGGATTTGCCGGCGTTCTCACCGACAGCCCGATTGTAGTTCGCGGTGGATTTGGCTAATTCTTCTTGTTTCTTTTTAACCTCGTCCTGTTTGTTGCTCCATTTGCTGTACCAACTGATAACTGCGCCTACAGCTACTGACAACCCCAATGTAATCGTTCCGTAAAGCGCCTTTGTCGCTATATTTGCCGCTTTGGCCGATAACCCAAGGGCATTAAGCCCGGTTGCCGTCTTTGTGTTTATGGCATTCCACAATTCTGATACTTTAGTGAGGGTGGTGATTCTAAATGCAGAGGTCTGATGCAGAGTATTGGATAACTGCTGCATACCCATCAAGATTGCTAAAGTACCTTGTATTTTTGTTTGAATCGCCTGTAATTTCTCATTATCCTTTACGACCAGTCCCATTATACCCTGATATGCCGTAAATGCTCCGGTAAGTCCCTGAACGCCAGAAATTATACCTGCCCATTGTGTGCCTCCGGTAGATGCTGCATTTTGAATACGCTGCAATTCCTTGTATACTGTACCCAAGCGCCCCAATTCAGCTTCCAGGTTTTTATATTCCGTCGTGTTTTTCTTACCCTCGAGGATTAAGTATCCCATTTGGTCGCGTACTTTCCGAACTTGTGTTTCGAATGCGACAAGGCTCTGTGTGGCCTTATTTTGTTCGTTTTCGGCAGCACGAGTATATTCAATATATAGTTTTTGGTTACGCTCAAGTTCAATAAGAGCATCCTTTTCTGCGTTTAACTCTTCACGCACAGACCGCATGCGCTCCGATAAAATTGTTTTCTGCCCCCTGTTTAGACTCGAATTATCCATAGCTGCAAGAGCATCCAAATACTCACTTCGCAAATCGCGGATAACACGTTTTTGAATTTGTATATTTTGGGATAAATCTTCAATTGCGGACGCTGTTTTGGATGCAGAAACCCCAGTTGCATTTTCCATTTGGGATACTGTTTGCGTTACTTGCTGCATCGCTGCGTCCATTCTTTCGGAATCAGTGACAATACCAGAAATAGCGTTTCTTGCTTTTTCACGGAGTTCTTTGAATTGCTTTGTAATTTTTTCTGTGTCGATACCTGCTGTTAAATCGATCATAATCCGAGCTCTTTGAATGAATTTTTAACGGCCTCCGGGTCGTTGACATCCACAACTTCGGCGGATGCGGGCTTGTTCCCGGGCTTGTTTTTAGCATTGAAATCTTGTGTAACGCTATCCTTGAGCATCAGTTGGAGGTTCAGCCAACTTATGCCCCATAGGATATAATCCAGCGTCCAGTGATAGTTTTTGACTATACTGTCGAAGAGCCCCCAGATACTTTGGCCGCCGTAGCTATCCGATCCATTTTGGCGCTCTGGGAGATATTTACCCTCAATGTTTTGAGCGACCGAATAGCAGACATAAAACCCGTGGAGTCGGAGCTATTCACGATATAGGCCAGCAAGACCGTGAGGGCGTCCGTCGTCATATTGGGAGCCCATAAAATCATGTCGGCGCGCTCCTTGAGTTTTGTATCTATATCCTCTTTTGTGCGCAATGTTGCAATGGCGATAATCTCGGCAACCTGCATGGGCTTCTCCGAGCAAACCTCCCACATGGCTTTCAGGGGATCTTCCTTGTCGCTGTCACCTATTTTCTCAAGGATGATGTCCAGGTCGATAAGGCGTTTGCTTATGAGCATTTGTCGCCCCAATTGTAAAGGATAAAGGTGTAATACCTCTTTCTTGCCGCCATCGGTTTCTATTTCAAAGGATTCGTATTCCTGGATAATGGAATCGATAGCCAGTTTGTCTATTTCCTGCTCCATATGATTCGAATGGATTTGTCCGCCGCCGTGTCTCACTCACGGATGCAAGCATTTAAGCTCTCCCGGCGGTAGATATTACAGCTAAACTTCGCTGGTCGGCGTAGCAATGGTTTGGATTGCCATATCGCCCTCCTTGGGCGCCATGACGGTGCCTGAAACGGCGATTCGCAGGGGTTCTGTAGCGCTAATGCCGCCCGTGATGGTTGCCACGTACTGCAGGCGCGGAATGAGAATCGAATTGCCCGAAATCGAATCGAAGCGGAATGTCTTTTCCCCTCGGTATGTCGTGCCGGGAATGCCGCCTGCGGCAGAGTCGCCGAAGTAGAATTTCAGCGTTTCATCGTCGAAGTCCATGACTTCCCATGTCACCTCTACGCCGCCGGATGTGACGTCGGTTGTAGTCGCTCCGGGGTATTGTTCCCCCTCGCGGAAGAACTTATTGAGCGTAGGAGCGGTACCGGTGATAGTAATACCCCCTTGATAGGGTTTTGTGATTTTCGAAAGGGTGGTGCCGGCTGCGCCGCCCGCACCGACTGCACCGGCAAAGCAAGCTTCCAGACCTGCGTAAACTTTTGTTGCCATTTTAAGAATTTTTAAATTTAACTTTCAGATTGATAAATGAATAGGATATTTCCTCCTCGCTGATGATGCTGCTGGCCTCTACGCGGAAGAAGTAGTGCTGGCCAGTGTCATACCATCGCAGAACCTCCAAGGCTATTTTCGCCAAAGCACCCAGCCGGGCGTCATTCGGTGTGCGCTGCTCTTTGTTGCCGATTGTCGGCGTGCTGTCGGGGACGTAGATATTCACGACTATAGTGGCTATCTGGTCGTCATTGACAGCATTCGAAAGGGGGCCGACGACTATAAATTCACCCGTTGGATTGAGAAAGTGGTTGAACTTATAAATCGTGGGCACCTCGTCAGCAAGTTCCGAGTTTCGCAACCTCGAATAGACGAGCTGCAAGATTTCCGATACGGTCAGTTCTTTCATGGTTGTAAAAGGAATTGTTCGAACTCTTTTGCCAGGGTGCGCGCCTTGGATTCGATAAAATCGCCGGAGCCATTTAAAACATCTCGGGGCTGTATCTGTCTTCCGTTTGAGGCTGTGTGTCCAAATTCCACATATCTTGCGTAGGACATTCCTGCAACCCATATCAAAACCGTATTTTTTTTGTACGTCTGTGCTACCTGATAGGCATATTGGCGTGCACTCTGCTGCGGTTCTGTGGTGCCGAATCCATCGACCATAACCTGTCCGTTCTGAATGACCAGATAGCCGATGGAATGGCGCAGATTGCCGGTTCTATCGGTGTATGAGCCACTTTCGCGGGCATAGGAGCATGCCTCTTCACCGACCTTTGCCAGAAATAATACAGCCTTCTGGAGCATCGTTTCAATCTCGTGCCTGAACTCCTGATCCACGTGCTGCCAGTTCGTTTTATCCTTTATAGCCATATCTTCGTATCTTCGTAGCGTTGGCCGCTTTGATAGAATCCCTGCACCGGATAAGTCGCATTGTCAAGGGCCGAAGGCTCGTTGTCATTGCGAGGCTTGTGATTGAAGATGTTGATACCGTTGCTGTCGATAATCCTCACCTTTGTTTTCAGCGGTATGGGCGACGTCCTGGCGGGCATGATAACCTCATATGAATAGAGGAATGCTTCTCCGCTGGCGCCTTTTACCATGCGGGCCTGTCCGTTTTGCCGGGCATTGCATTTCCCGACGGTGCGCCACTCGTGCGCCCCCTCGATGAATTCTCCGGTGTCGGGGTCTTGCATGGCATCCTCCTCGTACCACATCTCCAGTATGTAGGGGAAGCGAATCATAAGTCCATGAAGTAGATTTGGGGCTGTGGGTCGAATTCGGCGGCAATATCGGTCAGCCCATTATCCTTGGCAAGAGCGTGAATGCGCTTGCGCAGCATATCCGTATCATATCCGAGGGAATACCCTCCGTTGCTTTCGGACGAAAGGACTATGAGCTGTTTGAGGATCTCTATTGCCGCCCGGGCTACAGAAACCCTGTTGCCGGGCCTATATTCATCCTCTGCGGTCATATCCGCATCCGTACAAGCTATCGTGATTACATTGTCGTCTACGTTGTAAGGATAGAGCCGTGCCGATATTGCGTCGAAGTTCGTCATAGCCACAGGTATTAAGCGTTCATGGTCGAGAGGTCGAGAATGGCAATCCTGTTGGGTGCCGTGAAGTTCGGAATCCACTCTGCGCCGTACTCGTTGAAGCGGCCCTCCTCCGTACGCCAGTTCGAAATCCACATGCCGCCTTCAAGCCGCGTGTACGTCTTGTTCGGAACGGGGTCGGAAATCTCGTATGGCTCGTGCCACATCATCTTGCCAATCTTGTCCTGTGGCAGCAGCGTGATTCGGTCGTCCTTGAATACAGGTATGCCCGTGCCGTCCGGCCCAGCTACCATGTCGTCAATGATGCGAATAGGCGGGAGCCCGATGCCAGAGAACACCTGATTCGTCATCGTATCGGTGATGAGGCCTCCCGCCAATGCCACCTGCGCACCTCCGAGAATCATCTTGTAGGTGTTGGCAAACTCCTTGGCTCCGACGATATTTTTGTTGAATGTAGCGCGCGACATTTCCATCACGGCGAAGCGTCCGAGGGTCGGCCGAAGCGCCTCAATCCGGCTTTTCAGGTACGTGATGAAGTTGTCCTTGTCAGAAGCAGCCGGGGTAATGCGCTCCACGGGTAGCGTCATGTCAATCAGTTCGATTCCATTGGGATTATCTGCGTTTCTGACCGAAGCCTTACCATCCGAGCGCAGACTGCCGACAATCAAGTCCATACGCTTGTGAGGCGCAAGACGCAGTTGCCGAAAATCGTCATAGATATAGTCGAGAATCGCGTTCATGGCTGCAGCCTGCTCCGAGGTACGTGCGGAGTTGAATTTATCGATGAGCGACTTGACCATATCGAGGCGGTCGTTGTCCATCTGGTACCGGTCGCCGAGGTAGGCTACCTCGCCATATCCGCTACCCAGTGATTTGCGCTGGCGGAGCGGTTTTTCGGCGTTGCGGTCGATAACCGAACCTGCCGTAACGCCCGTAACGGTTCCGAGATAGGTCTTGAAAACCCGCGATTTGGTTTCCTCGAAATCGAGGTAGCGTTTCCAGAAAATTTCATCCTCCTGGGCCGCAATATTGCGGTCGATAATCGCTTTGACGACATCGGGGTCGTTAAAAAGAGTTTCGAGTGTTAATTTCATTGTCGTCGTAGTTTAGATTGTGAACATGAATCGCGAGGTGAGCGTTTCCTTGTCTTTCTCGGAGATGGGCTGATAAAGTTTTGACTCCTGCACCTCAAAGGCCCGGTAGACAGGTGTTACGGTAGCGCCAGGCTCAACCGTCGTAACAGCGTAATTGAGGAAGTTGGCTGTAGCCTTCGGTGCTGTGCCGTCCGCCGCAGCGGCTTCGAAGAGTACAGCCCCGGCGTCTGTTGTGAGGGCGGCGCTCATCGTGAGTTCGTCGTAGCTGGCATTGGTGGTGCTGATGCTCGAAACGGTTGCACCGCTCGTGCCGTCACCCAGGTGCATGCCTTTGTAGGCAAGCGATCCTTTGGCGATCTTGATCTTCGTACCGGAGGTCACTTTCTCGACTACTTTGACGTTTTTCACCGCGGATGCTTTGCGTGTCGTCAGATCGACATACAGAGGCGTAAGGGGCATTAGCTTCGTGCCGTTGGGCACATTCGGATCTTCGAAGTCAACACCTCCGGAGAGCCTTTTAATTGTATCAACCCGGCACAACTCATGTAATACCTTCATCGGGTCGAGGTCGTAATTAAATCCTGCTGGCATTTTTTAGTTTTTTTGATGTTTGACAATTTCTTCCGTGCCCTTGTTAATCAGTTTGGCGATGTCGTGTCCGCTGTTGGAGAGCCCGCCACCCTGGGTGGGCGGTTCGGAAAATTCGAAACCTACATCTGACAGGTCTTGTCGCACTCCTTTGAAATAATCGTCGAGATCGGTTTCGGCGGGAATGTTGAGCTTGGAGATGAATTTTTCGGGGATTCCGAATTCTTTGGCCTTTGCCGCGATGGTCGCCGACCGCTCTGCTTGCTGTCTGCTCTGTAGCATGGCTGCCGCCTGCTCCTCACGGACAGCTTGCAGCAGTTCGGCTTTGTACGCTTCAGGGTCAAAGGCCTTGGTGGGTTCGTTATTGCCCTGCCCGCCCCCGTTGACAGGTGCCGCATTTTTCTGTGCTTCGGCTTTGGCTTTCTCGACTGCTGATGTCACACGGCTGTCGATTTCGGCCTGCATTGCCGAAAGTGCTGACTTCTGCCCCTTGACAACTGCGTCAAGGTTCTCGTCATTTACCAACCCCGTTGCGGCCAGCGACTCGGCCACCCCGTTGATTGCTTTGGTGCTGAACCCCAAGTTGACATACTCGGTTTTCAGCGCTTCAAGAATTTTTTCTTTCATGTTTTTTCGTCTTTATTTTGGGATAAATTATCTTATCCATGCATAAAAAAAAAGGGCCGTCAACTTGCGCTGACAGCCCCACTTAACCAACTACAACTATGTTATTTCGTCGATGTCCGTGGCTTGCATCTTCACAAGCTCATGGGCAAAGATTTCGACGGGCATTTTAAAAACAATGACTTTTACATATTTTTTATCATTGAAAAGAAATTTTTATTTTCCAGCACGAAGTAGGGCAGTTTCCCCCTTTTTGCCGCCTCCAGCATTTTCTCCGAGTGCTGCGATACCCACTCATCAAAACCTTTCGGTGTGTTGGTAACACGATTTGTTGCTTCATTCTCGCGCCCAATCGGGACGTCTGCAAGGATCGGAGTTGCTATGCATCTGCAGTTCGGGTGCCATCCGATAAATTTAAAGTCTTTGGGATACACGCCTTGCATAGCATCGCAAATTTCAAGCGGTGCCGTCCCTTTCTTGAACTTCGGATACCAGTCGCGGGCCAGCCAAGCTGCATGCGATTTCGACACTTGAACCTTTATGCCTACCACGAAATCGAACTGTTGCCAACGTGTATAATTCGATTCATTGTATGCCATGTTAACAGCAGTTCGGGTCAGGCGTTGTGCATTCTTGAAACTCGACCTGTATACTCCCTGCCCCGGGTGGTAAGCCCTGGCGGCTTTGGATAGCGTGAGGTTACCGTATTTATCCCTCACGCGCCGAAACAATCGTTCTGGCTCATTAAGGTATTTGCGGACATCACGGCTTATATCCGCGGCGCTTTTGCCGCTGCCGATACCCACATCTAAAGCCAACTCAATTTCGCGTTTAAACTGCCTCGTATAGTTCCATACACGGCCGGATAGTGTGTGGCCATACATCTTGCGCCGCTGGAGTGCCTCGAGAGCTCCGAGATTCTGCATGAGGTAACCATCCCTGGTCTTTGGGAACAATTGTTTCACCCATGAATCGTTCATCTTGTTGGCAAAATTCCATTCAGAAGCTATGCCGGCTGCAACAAGGCTTGCGAGGTCTGTCTTGAACTTCGATAAAACAGCATCAGCCTCCTTGCCTGCTTTTTTATCATGCGAGAAAGAAAACACTTTATCTTCTTCCGGTTTTATGCTGCTACCAATATCAATCAACTTAATGGCGACAGCATGATATAAAGCATCAATCTCCTCGAGATACTTTGCTATATGCTTCTTGTGCTCGGCGTCCCATCGCGAGAAGTCGAATTTACTTCCTGTCGCCATTTCAATCTCTGTTATTGTTCAAAAAGTTTGATAATTGCACGGGATAAACACCCTAAAATCTCAATTTTTTGTTCAAAAAGTTAGAAAGTAGGCTCGAATGCACTGTTTGCGGCGCGGGTTGCATTTTCCTCTTCTATTTGCTTTATCTCGTCATCTACTTCGTCCACGAGTCCAGCCATCATTACGCCGGTTTTGAGCGATGCGACAGGTTGCCCACAGGCATCTGTGGCATTCTTTATCTTCTCTGCTATATCGTCAATGGTGAATGGCTGAATTTCTGTTTCGATGTCAATGGTAGCCGACGCACGCAGGTAGTCGGCATTAAGCTTCCCGACAGCTGAAACAAGAAAGTTGTAGCGACGCTGTATATGTTCGCCGATAACCTCGGCGTGGTTATCTACAGCCAGGTTGGTGCCCATAAACAAGAATTGGAATGCTCTTCCCGATGGGACATCTCCGAGTCCTTTCAGGGCTTCCATTGATAATTGCGGCGTATTGGTTAGTTGATAGGCTTTGCTCCAAAGACTATCCAATTCCAGCTTCACGGCATCACTCGACTGATCCCAATTCAGATAATATACCTTCCCGCCATTGACGACTTTAACAACACGGTTCTTGCCTGACTGCTGGGGGGTGCCATGTATATCGCCCTCCAGAATAAGATAGGGGAAGAAACAGCGGTCTATGCAGTCGGCAAAGTTCGACATAAGACGCTCAAGACGTTCGCGGATGGACTTAATATTGTGGCATAGGGGTTTCGGCCTCCATGAATATATCGTAGGATTTTTCGAGAAGCCATGATTGAATTCCTTTACCTTAACCCAGTCGGAATCCATACGCCATTTATAGACTTTCTCGTCCGTAACCGTCATGAAATACACAACATCGGTTCCGTCGACTTCCTTTACGGTGTATTGGCGACTTAAAGCGAGATAATCGCCCGTATCGTCGAATAAAGGGTAAAGCTCATCGCCCCTGAAGGGTGACCATATAGCGCACCGCAGCTTATTTGCGGGGGACAAGGTGCCGCCGAATATCTTTGCCACCTGGGCGACTATCTTACGCCAAAATCCTTCGTCCTGAACGACGTACCAGTATTCGGCAACTTCGGTTTCGGAAAACCATGAGCGGACAATGCGTTTATTATTATATCGCATCTTGTTCTTGCGACAAATAATATCTATGACTTTCAGCAGCCCTTTCTCCTCGTCATTATTGGGACGGCAATTTACTTTCGGATCTTTACCTACCGTCCATGCTGTGTGTATATTTGTTATATCCTGCTCCAAGGGCAACGGTATGCGGTTGGTTGGATTGATGTCGTCTTTCTTGTATCGGGCAGGAATTCTACGCCCTGTTTTTGGGTCGTAGCTCTCTTCTTCGACAATGACCTTGCCGTCTGGGCGAAGATTTTCATCCATGACATCATGTTCGTCCGGATCCCAATCTTTGTGTAGCGCTTTAGCATCAGGCAGTGGCGTTCGCCGGTGCTTGAGGTATTCGACTTTCTCCGCTTCTGTGGGCAATGAAAATATTTCCTGTAAGGTCTTCATATCGCTAATTTAAAAATATCCTTCGTAGTTTTTGGGTGCTTCATAGTTTTCGCGCTGTTCTATCATGCCGGTTAAAACATCAGGGGCATCATCATGCGCGTTGCCTCCCTCTTTCATATATGACATGACGGCTTGGTAGAATTCAGGCCACTTTTTATCCCAATTTGTTGGGAAAAATGTCATATTATTCACGTCTGCCGACTTGGTAAATATGCGCACCTGCTTATTGTCAGTTTGCGAAAAACAACTGATTGTGGTGCGGGTAATATTCATTTGTCGTAAGATGCGCTCTACGTTGCGCGCGAAGCCACGGCCCCCGTTGTTGCTTTCGATATTTGCCCATTCGGTGTTGTTTTTGGCGAGCATCTCGGCTGTCTTGGGCTCGGTATACTCCATTGGTTTTTTAGTGTAAAGAACATCTGTTACATAGTTCCCCTCGGGCAATTCGTCGTAGCATATAGAGCACAGATAGTCGCTTCCGGTGTCTGCAGTATCGGTGTAATTCTTGTGCGTTGTGTCTTTGGAGTAGGGTATGACGTCGTACGTTCGGAATTCGCGATACATTAAACCCTCCAAAGGCTTGGGATTTTGCATGTATTGGGTTTCGAAAGTAAACGGGTCGGACTCTCGATACTTCTTTAATTTATCAAGTGCAAATCGCGCTTCCCACAGCGCATGCTCGGTTTCAAGGCCATCGTCGACTATGGCGGGGAACTTAACCACATCCCATTCTCCGCCTTCATCTATCGAACCCTCGCGTTGCAATAAGTATCCGCAGAAGTCATCTACGGCAAGCCTTTGGGCGGTCACTATTACTGGTGTTCGAACATCATTTAATCGGTTCTTAAAAGTCGATGTCCACAACTCCCCGATTCGTTCTTTTGTGGTATTGGAAAAGCTATCTTGTGCTTTCATGGGGTCGTCGATGAGCATTGCTCCACTAAACTCCGTTGCCCCCAATTTACCGCATCCAAATCCGGTTATCTGCCCCATAAAAGGAGCTGCGTACATAACTCCTCCTTTTGATGTCGAAATGCTCCCCTTTGCGTTATTCGACAATTTTACATCCGGGAAGAAAGCCCGATAATTCGGATCTTCCATAATCCTGCGTATGTTCGTCACATTTCGAGTTGTGAGTTGGTCGCTGCTGGATAAGTGCATGAACTCCGAACGAGGGTTTATAGCGAACCCTAATGCAGAGAATGACACCACGGCCAATTCTGTTTTAGAATGCCGCGGAGGGATGTTGAGCATTAATCTATTGGTTGGATGCTCTCCACGGAGCACTTGATCGAGCTTATGACATATTATGCGATGGTGGGGGGCAATTTGGAATGGCCGCCTGTATACTGCTTCAAACGCCATGGATGTGAATGCCAGGCAACCTTCTTTAATCAAAAGATAACCTATTTCTGAATAGTCATTCATCTCCTCTGCTGTTTTTAATCAACTCGAAAAGACGATCTACGCTGAATGTAGGTTGTGGGATGTCGTTCCCTTTGGCATCTGTGTTGGCTATTTTCTCCGGAGCGTTGTATCCAAGCATGTTTACGATGCTGTCGAGCGCTTTCTGCTTATCGTAGCAGGTGATTTTGACCTGCTCGTCTACGACCTCATCACCCATCGGGGTAATTCGTTTGGTCTGCTTGGTTTCGATGGTTTTGATGCAGGCTTTCTCTTCTTCGGTAAGCGCGTTGAAGTCTTTGAGGGACATCCATCCATTTCTAACCCGAGTTGCGTCAGAGAAGGCAATCTTTTGGTGCTCCCGGATGATTTGCAGAGCCGAGATGCCAGCCGCTTCGGCGAGGTGGTTTTTGAGGTAATCTATCCTCGTTGCAACCTCGCTGTTTTGCAATAGTTGATATGCGTTGTTCCATACCGTATTATCGCTCATCCTGGAGCATTCATACGCAAATCGGTACGCCTCGGATGCATTGCCGCATTCGAGGTACTTGTTACAGAACTTTTCCTGTTTAATTGTCAGCTTCCCTTCTGCCATGAATATTATCTCTCAAGGCAAAGGTTTGACTGGGCATTTTAATTACAATGGGTGATGACGATTTTTTTTACAGGATAAATTGTTCTATTGGTTTGTGTTTTGGTAGGGTGATAACCTTACTTTGCTGGGGTAATTTGTTCAAAAGGTACAAAAAAGCCCCAGCCATTATAGCCGGGGCAATTATGTATGAAACACATTATCTACTGTGCCATATAGTCAATAAGGTCTTTGGGTGTGCATCCCATTGTTCGCAGGTTGGTTTTAATAACTCCTATTGGAATCGGTAGGGCAGCTCCAGTTGGAACATCGTAGTTTAGTATTTCATCAAGTATGATTTCAAACGATTGCTTTGCCTCGTCCTCATCATTTCCATATCCAATAATATCAAGGGCTTCGCAATAAGCATAGTATATATTATCCTCTTTGTATAGGATGACAGATATACGGCCATTAAATTGTTGTGCTCCCACTATCCTTTTTATCTTCCTGCGAGTTTATTTCGGGATGCAATTCCAGATACATATCACGCAATGGGATGCTCAATACGAAACATACATCCGATATGGAGATAGCATATTCAACCTCTTTATCGTCCTGTTTAATTTGAATTGATGGGTAATTGTATACAATGTTCTTAATTTCGTCGAATATAGGGCTACTTAAATTATCTATCAGCACCTCCTTGGCCGCAATCTCCACATCCAGTGGAGTACGCGGCTTTTTGTTGTTAATTTGTTCAAATAAAACAGCCTTATTATCTGCAAGGAACTTGCTTCCTCGGATAATATTGTATATTTGCATGCCGTTCTCGTTCAGAACCATCGGACTATTTTTCATCGCCAAGACGTTTATTGCTTTCTGATCTTTTGTTACCAAATAATCTTTGATACTCTTTACATCCATTTTAACACCATCGATATCCCTGCGTAAGGTTTTAACATCAGTTCTAATTTCCTCGATTGACGGTTCATGGGCTTCACATGCTTTTACTCTTGCATCGAACTTGGAATACCAGCCTCTTACATGCCACACCGCATAAGCAACCACCAGCACAGCAAAAATGCCGGGATAGTTTCCCATAATCCAACTCCAAATGGTTTCAATCATTGCGCATACGTTTGGTTGTTACAAATATAACAATTTCTATACAAAAAGCGCGCAAAGGTAGTGAATTATTCTATACTTTATATAAAAAACACCCGATGATTGTTCGTAAAGGCATAAGATTCCTTATTGACTATAGTATAAAGCCGCATAGTACATATTTTGGACTTTCAATAAAGGAACAAAAATAAAAGGAGGCTGTGAACCTCCTTTTAAAATGTGTATTTGTTATAATGTCCTTATTCGAGATGATTCAATATTGTTGCATTCGGGTTGTTCTAATGGAGATGGCACAAGGCTAATCAGCGTACCTCTATGCCTCTTTTTTTTGGGCATATGTGGTGCCCCTGTTCCCTCGCTCCTGTTTGAGCATTTCAATTAACTCTCCATTCTGTCGGAGCAGTTCCCGGAACTCCGTATCCCGGCGCTCCAGCATTTCAAGCAGTCTCTCCATAGTTCTTGGATTATTTAAATCAGCTTCGGGAGGCGTGACGTCTGAACCTCCTTGGCTGACAGGTTGGTCGGTGCCTATAAACATCCCTCCAATGCCTTTAAATATATAATCTCTGCTAATATTGTAATTATCGACTAAATAATCGACCATTTTGGGCGATGGAGCCGTTTTCTGTCTGCGTAGTGTGGTGAAATAATTGGAGTGACCAAACACGACTTTTGATAAAGAGGCGAGCGATTTTATTTTGTCGCCTGCCATCCTATTAGCAATTATCACATCGGCTGTATTTATAAGCCTTTGAGATTCAATGCATAATTCGTCTTGTTTATGGTTTTCCAAAATTCTATAAATTTTTTATTGCTAATATTTATTTGAATTATAATTGATATTTCAATTAAATAATATATATTTGCATTGTTAACAGATTGTAACGGCAAAGGTAAAGCGCATTTAACCCGAAAACAATGTAAAGATATATAAAAAATATCGAACAACCCAATATGAATAATTATAAAATGGCTATGAACGACCAAATAATCGAGAAAAACGCCTTCACACGCGGTTTGTCAATGGCAGATGATTTTGACCGTCAAAACGGTACAAAGCTGGGCCCCAGACTTCGCCATGAGTTGTGTTTAGAACTGGGATTTATCAAAATTGTGGAGATTGACGGCAAGAGGGTAGAAGTCCCTACTCCCCGTACTCGCCAGGCGCTGCATAACCGACAGAATGGATATGTCCCGCATACGGCAATAGAGCGGCGAGCCATCGAGCAAACTTTCAAAGCGTATTTGGGGACGACGGATATTTGGGGACTGGCGTAGACTATGAAAACCGACACCATATTGAGCAAACGCGAGCGTGAGGTTGTAAACCTCGTCGTACTGGGCTATTCAGCCCGCGAGATTGCAGAACGGATGAACGTGATATATCAATGTGTAGCGAACCACCTTCAAAGTATCTATGACAAGACGGGGACGAAACGAACCTTGCAGGCATTGGTTACCTGGTACTTTACGCAGAATTTCGGCATCACGCTTAACGTATCCGAAATGACCCGACGCATCGGGGCGGCGATACTCCTCTGTCTGTTCTCGGTCGAAGTGTTCAACACGGACGTCGAATGTCGCAGGTTGCGAAGTCCTCGCCGAGGCCGCAGGTTCCGGGTGGAAGAGCTGATAGAAAACTAAACCAACAACACAACAATATGGAAACGAATTTTAAAGAAGTAAAAGACAGCCTTCTGTCTTTCGGAAAGAACCATTCAGCCTGCCAACCTGAATATAAGCGTCTTTATGCGGCTGAAAGCATTGAGGCAGTTATGGCAGTTGTTAAAGATAATTTCTCATGGTGCTGCCAATTCAATGATTTTGTCGATGTCCTTTTGGCGCACCGGGGTCAGTTTGCTGAACATAAAATATGGATTAACACTTCCGTGGAAATTCAAGAAGGAGTTGGTTTCCTACTGACTACGAAAGGGGAATTCAACGCCGAGAGCTGGGAAACCTCGACGATCAACGCCGAGAGCCGGGAAACCTCGACGATCAACGCCCGGAGCTGGGGAACCTCGACGATCAACGCCGAGAGCTGGGAAACCTCGACGATGATTATTCTTACTTCGGCTATCGAATGTCAAGTCAACGATAGAAGCATCGCACGGTATATCAAAGACAATCGAGTTGTATTCGCGGATGATTCTATAAAATTTGAGAGGCAGGAATAGCAACAAGGAGTGCGTGGCGGAATGGTAGACGCCTATGGTATGTATGAGTATTGAGTTCGGTGAATGTATCCGCCGTAGCTGGAAACTGAAAGGGAATCCCGATCCAAGAAAATGTAGATTAGATGTGCGCAGTCATGCAGGTTCGAATCCTGCCGCACTCCCAAGATAGCCGCCATTTAGGCGACGATAGGGGAGCCTGACAACCTTGAATATTCAGGCCGACGCTTGCAACGTATATGCACTCTGTGAGCCCAGCGAGAAGAAGGCTCCGTCAGTAGTGGGGAGGAAGCCACGAAGCCCGATTTACGGGATTGAGACAGTAATAGCGGAGTAGATTCAATCGAAATCGCCCAATGCTGAAACGATGCGCGAAAGACCGGCATAGGTGCCGAAGCTGCGATGACATGGATAACATGAGCGGCGGGGCCCACCGGGAAAAGTAAAGCATTATTATGCCCGGTGTGGTTTGAATGTACCTATCCGGGCTCTAATGCAGGCTTTGCGCACACGTTCTTTCTTCCTGGGTTATTAGTAGTTTTTTCATTATTTGCATTCGCACAAAGCCTGCTTCATGCCCGCGCGCATTGGTTTTTTGAGGTTTAAGTTTGTTTGTGATTTGTTGTGTTGACAGCGCGCGGGCTTCTTTGCAACACCTTATAACAATTATACTATGGAGAGAAAAACATTTTTAGGCATCGACGTGACGCCTCGGAAGAAGTTGTGGGCGGAGGTCGGGCATCTGAAAGGGCGTATTTCCGAGCTCGAGAACCTTGCCGCAAGGTATGTGATGGAACGTAATGCCGCAGATGCGGAACTCGCTTCCAGGGAGCAGCGAATCCTGGCTCTTACCTCTCGGGCCGATAAATTCGAGAAGCAGGTGTGCAAACTCGAAGGCAAGTTGCGCAAGTTCGACAGGGCACGCGGTGAAAACGGCAAATACATCAAGGGCTATGACGTACGAACCGCAAAGTAAGATTCTGGCCTATTTCAAGGCGGGCGGCAGGTTGACTGTCCGCAAGGCTGAAAGGTTGTTTTGCACGACGGAGCTGCGCAGAATTGTCAGCCGGCTTCGTCGGCAAGGCCACGCTATTTGCTCGAACAAATTGAGCGCCGTGACAGAGGACGGCAGACACACACAGTTTAACGAATATTATTTGATTCAGAACAATGGATATTAGGGAGGAATACTTATTACCACTCGCCATGCAGCATCCCGTAGACTATAGCACAAGTATGAGCGAAAGGATAATAACCGATATTGACGAGATCCTCAAAAATATATACAATGATACCATCAAACATCGTAAAATAAGCCTTGTTGAAAAACATCATTATATACCCATAACCAAAATTTAAACGATATGAAAAAGATTACAGCAATCCTGAAAGACTGCAAACTGGTTGACAGGCTTCTCGGCATTCGTGAACGCCAAATATACAATGCCATTGCCCGTGCAAAGGACAACACGGAAGAGGTGATGGCAGAGGCGCAAATCAAGTATGAAGAGAGCATGCGGCTTCTCGGTGATAAGGACGCCGATTACAAAAGCATCATCAATACCATGCTGGAGCAAAAAACAACGCTTCTGAATGCCGAAAGCACACTCGAGTATCTTGATGAAATCAAGAAAGACTTGGATGCGACAGCGGAAATTGAAGAGGAGGTCACCAAAAAGAAGTAACAAAAAGGTCTCAACACCTTAATGTACTCATGGGAAATTATTCATTGAGGCCGCCCGCCATCCGTGAGGCCCGCGGGCACCTGACAGCCGGGAAAGACCGGTATTTATTGAGCTATGGTGTAACGGTAACACATCGCCCTTTGGAGGCGGTACTTCCGGTTCGAATCCGGATTGCTCAACAGGGAGAAATCCCGATGTTGTGAGTTTGATGGGGTGTTTGAAGCCTCAATCACAACGGAAGCGAAAGAGGGTATATCCCTCGACAATCCGAGGCTGCGTGAAGAGAAGTAGCAACGCCGAGGCGGAAGTCCACGAAACGGGCAAGAACGCAAACAGGCCGCGTGAAGCATAGTAGCGCTGCCACCGCGGGGGAGCGTCAGAAGTCCCCCGCATCTTTTGAAATCAACAATCGTCGATATATGCAGAACCATTTCACGGAAGTCAAATAAAAGGGATATGTGCCCTTACGGCTGGACAAGAACACGGTGATTCTCGTACCTCCGGAGAAAGCCAACGAGAAGTACAAGGTGCGCTACCTCAAGAATGCCGAGAGGTCGCGGAGGATGGCATTGAATATAAGATAATTATCCTACGACCGTGCGAGGGGGCAAGCGAAAGCTAAATTAGGCACACAAATTCAACGAAAGTACGCTAAAATCGCACAAGAGGTGGAAACGGTGAAAGAGTCCCTGCCACGCAGGATATGACGGCGGGAAAGTCCGCAGGGGATTGTGACATCGGCAAAGACGGGTCAGATGCACGCGCAATGCAGAGGTGGTTCGAATCCACTAAATCCCCCCAATTGACGCAGTAGTACAGCGGTAGTACGTTACTGGCAGGTATCCCGGCGCCGGGATTGTCTGTCTGTAGAGGTCGGAGGTTCGAATCCTCCCTGCGTCGCAATAAAAATCAGTTACAATATGACAACTATTGAGGAACGAGCGAAACGTATTTGCACAAATACTTTCTGTAATCAATCCCATGTACCTATTTGCAAAACCTGCGTCTGGCGTCTTAATAGTGAACCGGCAGAACCGCAATGTAGAGTCTCGGAATATAAAGACGTGATTAAGGGCATATATGAGTCGGCTATTTGTCAGCTAATATTACAACGAGAAGGACTGACCCAATGGCACAATCCATTCGTAAAAGATATGCCTAAAGATAACGTGCTTGTGAAGTATATAGCGGTAGGGTGCCCCAATAAGCCGTATTATACGGTAGGTAGACGCGAACCTTCAGGGCGGTGGGACTGCGAAAATGAATTAGCAATCTCCCACCCACGTTTTGAGATTGTCGGCTGGCGCCCTATCGACGAATAACGTGTAAAGAATTCTCGATTTTCTTTACATGTTTGCTCGAAATGTAAAGATTTTTTATATGCCTAAAATACTGAAAAACTATGCGAGAGATTAAATTCCGAGGCCGTCGCCTTGATGGTAAAGGATGGGTATATGGCTTCCTATTTGCTGAAAAAGGAAGAGCATATATTATTACAGACTCAACCGGGTTTGGATTTATCAAGTTCGAAGTTGATCCCGCCACCGTCGGCCAGTACACGGGGCTAAAAGACAAGAACGGCAAAGAGATTTACGAGGGGGATATTCTTTCCGACAAATTTGAAAGCACTGGAGTAGTTGAATGGCGAGACGGGGCATTCGTCGTCAACTTTGGAGATGTTGATGTTTTCCAAATCGTCAATTGCTTTGACGATTTGTATCAGATGTGGGTCATTGGCAACATCCACAACAATCCGGAATTGATGAAATAGCTATGAATGATACACAATCCTTACGCATTGAGAACGGTCAGTTCATGCGTGGCAATTGCATCGTCGAACCTGAAATTGGGAACCGAGAGCAAATCGAATGTTTGCAGGCTTATGAAAGAGCAGCTCAAAAAGAGGCCGAGGAAGCCGAAACAAAGGGTATTGAATGCGAATTTTACGCGACAAATATTGAATATACATCTAACATCAAACTAAAGTGCTTGTGTGGGAAGGTTTTGATGGACAGTAATAGCGCTTGCGACGCCAACGATTCTGATGAATTAGAATGGCTCGAACAAGACTGGGATGACGATATAGTCATTTGTGGCTATTGTGGTCGTGAATACGAGATACAAGGCGGACGCGCCCGGTTAATTACAAAATAATTTTGCAGATTCGAAATGAAGTTGTATATTTGCCCTTGCCAAAGACTCGCGGTAACGCGATTACAAGTACATACGAACGTTTTATGAGACGTGTCCCTGTTGCACTTCTACTTCGCGTAGTCGTGGGTCTTTGGCGAGATTAGGGGGCGCGTCTCTCTTTTTATCATAGTGTATAACAAACTTGTGTTCAACATGCCAAAGACCAACACGAGTTGCAAAACGGGGAATAAAAGTACCCGTGCAACGCATCGCACCTGCTTTTACAGGTGTCATCTGAAAGCCAATCGTCCGATGTTCTCTTCGGACAAAGTCGATTACACCAACGTTATCCGCGCCACCAGCGAGGAACATGCTTTAGGCTGTTTCCTTGCTCAATTCCGCGTGATATACCCAGCGTATGCCGTCGTAGTGGGCAGCATACTCGTAAGCCGGGTGTTCCCTCCCAAAGTCAAACATTAAAACCGCTGAATCATGGACAATGAGATTCAGCTTGTCGGCGTAAGACGCACCGATAAGCAATTGCTGGCCGCCATTATTTGGCGGTCGGCTTACCGGGCCAAGCGCAACATCATGCGCAGAATATCCCTCTGGAATTACATATCATACAACCGATTAAGCGGGAGGAACGTGATATGAGCGATTTACTGATATTCCTGATATGCGCGGCTCCTGTTTCCGCTGTTTTCGGATGGGTGCTCTCTAACCAGCACCGCAAGAAAGAAATCGGGAGATTGTTGGATAAAATCTTCGAGTAGCATGGAACTTTATTGTGTGCAATGCCATCAACAAGTGGATGCGTTGCTTATGGCCGGATCGAAGATATATCCGCATCGTCCTGACCTGTCCTATCTGACATTCTATCAATGTCCGAAATGCGGTAACTATGTAGGCACACATCGGGACGGTCGCCCGCTGGGCACAATTCCGACTCCCGATTTGCGAGCATGGCGACACAAGGTTCATGAAACGATAGATGCCTATTGGCTTCCGACAAAAGACAGGGTCAAACGCAAGCGACTCTATAAGGCCATATCGGCATATATAGGCCGTGAATACCATACCGGAGAACTCAATTCGATAGAAGGGTGCCAGCAGGTGATCGAATTTTATCAGAACTTCAAAAACGACCAGCCATGAACACGCAATGCCACACCACGACAACAACCCCGGCCATTCCGGTATCAGAAGAGTTGGTGGATATTCCCAGCTCCATGAACCAGCCGGAGGTGTTCGGAAACTATCCGAGCGACTTCATAAAGGGACTGGACGGAAAATGGAATGCGTCGGCTTATGAACTGACGGCGCGCGACAAGAAAAACATCTTCGACATCCTCCGCGATATGGTCGATACGGACTCTAACGGCGATGTCGACGGCAGGCATTACCAAATCGACTACAAGGTGTTTGTTATCGACGCCATCCACCACTATGAAATTCGAGAGGTACGGGGCGGCGACAGTTACATGGGCTTCTTCGAAAGCTATTATGTTGTCGAGCGCGACAACTTCGAAATCGTGAAAATCTCGGACGAGGAGGGCCGGGACTATCCTGCCAAAGTTCTGGTATTAAACCAATACGCCAAACACAATAACTTATAATCAACAACTATGGAAGACAATAAAATTCAGCAGGAAAATGTTCCTGCTACTATTCCGGCTCCTATATCAGGAGATTCGATGCTCGTGTTTGCCTCGCAGGCTAACTTCGAGAATGCACAGCGCATGGCCATATCGCTGGCTTCGTCCACTATCGTCCCGGTGCAGTATCAGAAATCGAAAACTCCGGAGGCAGTCGCCAACTGTATTATCGCGCTGGAGATGGCCAACCGTATCGGAATGTCGCCATTACTGGTGATGCAGAATCTATATGTGGTCTACGGCAATGTTGGATGGTCGTCGAAGTTCCTTATTGCCGCGCTGAACACTTGTGGACGGTTCTCCCCGCTGCGCTACGAACACGAGAATGAGGGTGACATGGACAAGTGGCGCTGCCGGGCATGGGCCATCGACAAGACCACAGGAAGTCCCTTGCATGGCGCCTGGGTGTCGATGCAGATGGCCAAAGACGAGGGGTGGTACGGAAAGGCCGGCAGCAAGTGGAAGACAATGCCCGAGCTAATGCTTCAATACCGATCTGCGGCATTTTTCCAACGAACATACGCACCGGAAATATCTATGGGAATGCAGACCGTCGAGGAAATCCGCGACGTGGTTGATACCACCTATGAGGACGTTACTCCGGGCAGGCAGGCATCCGGATTCGATATTTCATCCATCAAGACCGAATCCGATGTGAATGCAGCTCTGCTTCGTGGGCTCATCAACAAAGAGGAGGCCGACAACCTGCGCGAGATAATCACAAAGACGAAGGCTGCGGAAGACATAGCCGCTGCAGTCGAGCATTCCGAACAGGCTGCTGGCGGCGAACTGTTTCCCAAAAAATAATCAAACAAGGATATGAATGGCTCGAATACATATCAGAACACCCCCGAGTGGTTCAATGACCGTCTTTTCCACTTCACTTCGTCAGAACTTCATAAGTTGATGACAAAGCCGAGGTCGGGGGATGTTTCGAAGACTGCTGAAAGCTATATCTTCGACAAGTTGGCCGAGGAGTTGACCAATGGCACCTGCCTGGACTACAATGAGTTAAATACTCGCGAAGTTCGATGGGGACACCAGTACGAGCCGGAGGCCCGGATGGTTTACGAGGATCGCACGGGTAACGCTGTCGAGCTTTGCGGATTTATCGAGTGGTCGCGGACGTTCGGAGGTAGTCCGGATGGGCTGGTAGGCGAGGATGGTATCATCGAAATTAAGTGCCCATATAACTCTGCCGTTCACGCGAAGTACCTACTGCTGGAAACCGCTTCGGAACTACACGGCATCAAGCCCGAGTATTACGCCCAGATACAAGGCAACTTACTTGTCACCGGTCGTAGGTGGTGCGACTTCATATCCTATGATCCCCGATGTCAGAATCGTGCTTTTGCCCTCAAGGTTCTGCGCGTGAACCGGGACGAGGAATTTATCAAGAAGATTCGCGAAGCACTCGATAATGCTGACCGGATCAAGGAGCAAATAACTGCTAAAATGGTGCGCGTATGTATGAGTTGAAAAAGTCGGAGGTTGAGCAGGTGATGCGCATCCTCCGGAACCTGGATCAATGCCGGGGCCAGACCGTGAAAGGGCAGAATGCATTGCGAAACGCCAAATTGTTGTACAAGAAAATCACAAAACGCCATGACAAGGATCGACGAGATCAGAGGGGAGGCCAGGGACATACAAGACCTGCTTGAATGTCTCAATGATGCCGACATCAATGCGATGATCGGACGCCTCGACCAGCTGGGTGTATACTATGCCCGCAGCGGGGAGTTGTTAAGCGAGATTATTGGAATGCGGGATGCAGCTATTGCAAAGATGTTCCATGACGATAGGGAGGTTATAGCAGGTCTTTCGGCGTCGTTGGCTAACAAGTTGGTGGACAGCTCGGCATCAGAACTGAACGCGCTGGCCAAGTGGCTGGATCGAATCAATGCGGCATGCAAGCACCAATGCGATAATCTACGAACAATGATAAGTTATGAGAAAGAAAGGATGAGGTTATGATATGGCAAGACCTAATAAGACTGGTTTAGATTACTTTCCTTTGGACGTGGATTTTTTCGCAGACGAAAAAATTGCTGCTATTTCCGGAGAATTTGGGATCAAGGGCGACATCGTTGTTATCAAGCTGCTTTGTGCGGTATACCGAAGCGGATACTTCATATTGTGGAATGAGCCGATGAAATATAAAATGCTTCGAGACCTTCCGGGAATAAGCCCTGAACTACTTGACCAAATAATAAACCGCTTGGTTAAATGGGGATTTTTTAATGAAGCCCTTTTTAACTCGGTGAAGGTTTTAACGAGTCAAGGAATTCAGAAGCGATTTTTTGCGATAACAAGGAGACGTAATACTGGCGCCAAATTGCCTTATGTCTTGGTTTCTGCATGCAATAATGTGGTTTCTGCATGCAATAACCCCGTTGCAAGTGAGTTATTGCATACAATAACCCCCCAAAGTAAAGTAAAGGAAAGTAAAGATATTACTCCTTACGTCGTAATATCATCTTCTTCCCCCTCTGGAGCGCGCACGCGCGAGGAAAGGGAAAGCCCGGATGAAACGGGAGCGAGTGGAATCACTGCGTGTGTTCAGGAAGCTCGACTCCGTAAATCTCCAGGCGTAGCCCCCGAAAAAAGTTGCGCGAAAAAAGTACCCCTACCGCCGCTTCCCGATAGCACATACGAGTATATTCCCGTAGCGGCTGTCGCAGACTACCTCACAGGCGAAGAGGGATGGATTGAATCGTTGTGCATGAACAAGCATCTCGACCGGGCTTACGTGGAGCAGAAAATCCGTGAATACGCCGCCGACGTGCAGAATAGCGGCGAGGTGTCCAAGGACAAGCGGGACTGTAAGCGGCATTTCAACAACTGGCTGCGCAAAAACCAGCAGTACGAACAAAACCAACGAATTGTGAGTCATGAACGAAGTACAAAGAATCAACCCCCAAGCCCTGACGAACTCGCTCGCGCCGTCGCCGAGGGAATCTCTCGCGCTCACACTCGCCAAGAGTGGGAGTGAGGAGGTATCCGTACTTGCCGGGCCTCCGGCATCGGCGGCACATATTGCCACGGCGGTGCATAAGTTGTCCGTGTGTTTCCCGGATATGTCGAGCGAGTTCTTCTCCATCCTTGCCGAGCGGATTGGTAAGACAGGGATGAGCGGGAAGCGGCTGGAATATGCCCTAAACAGGGTGCTGGACACGTTCACATACAAACGGCTGACGATTGCCGACATCTTGGGAATTGATGTGAAATGTCGGATTCTGACGTATTCAGCGATGTGCAATGAAGTAGTGCGGAACGGCGGCAGCACGGACGATTACGCTTCGATACGCATCAATGGAGCCGAGAAACCCGGCTGGGTGCTCAAAGTGGACAAGGCGCGGTATCATATCCCGGACGAGCTATGATCTGCATCGGCATCGACACAGGAGTGCATACAGGCTTCGCCGTATGGCATTCGGATACGAAACACCTCGCGGAGGTGAGCACCATGACCATCACACAGGCCATGGAGCGCGTGAAGATGATTGCGGATATCCGCGGCAAAGAGAGCGTGCGGCTCTTCATCGAGGATGCCCGGCAGCGCAAGTGGTTCGGGCGATCCGGCCGAGAGAAGCTACAGGGCGCAGGCTCCGTGAAGCGCGACAGCCGCATCTGGGAGGATTGGTGCCGGGAGCAGGGGTTGCAATGCCGGATGATTGCTCCGAGGGGCAACTGCACGAAGCTCTCCGCGGCGCAGTTCAAGGCGCTGACGAAGTGGACGGGGGCGACCTCGGAGCATGCGAGAGATGCCGCCCTGCTTGTATTCGGGCGATAAACAACTACCAACAATGAAGAACATCGAACTTTTTAACGACCATTTTCAGAATTTCAAGTCATACGGCATTCCGAAAGCGCAGCTTATCATCGCCGATGTGCCCTACTGCTACGACCCCGAAACGGAATGTTGGACGCGCAACGGCTGGAAACGCTACGACGATATTACCCTCGACGATGAAGTGTTATCCCTCGACCATCAGACGCAGGAAATGCAATATTCGGGTATCGAGCGGATTATCGTCAGAGATAATGACGAAGACATGATTTCGTTCGACAGCCGAAACATCAATCTTCTTGTTAGCGCCAATCATCGCTGCTACGCTGTCAACGACTTCAAACCCAATCTGAAATTTGGGAAGCGCTTACGTGAACGCAAACGCCTCAATACCGAAAATATCCGTTTGGCAAAGGACGTCACTGCAGCCTCTTATATCCCTCGTAGCGGGTACGTGTGGCGCGGTGGTACGAGCGTTGAACACGTCACAATCCCGCCGTGCAAAATAGGCTTGAACGCAAATAAAACGGTTCTCGCTTCCGCGGTGATAATACCGTTGGACGATTGGCTTCGGTTCTTCGGTCTGTGGCTCGCCGACGGCTGCACGACAAGGGGCGGAAGTTCGGGATATTACGTCAGCATAAAGCAGTTCGGCGAAAACAGAGCGAAAGTGCGCGAGATTCTGTCGGCACTGCCGTTCGACTTCAAGGAACATCAGGAAAAGAACCGCGTCGCCTCCAACTTCAATATCTATTCCAAGCAGCTCTACACTTTCCTCTTGCCTTTCGGGAAAAGCGCGGACAAGTACATACCTCGGTGGATTTTAGACCTTCCCGCCGAAAAACTGCGTATTCTGTGGGAGGCATATACTTTCGGAGATAGCACCAAGAATGGCAAAGGGTTGAAAATATCGTCCGTTTCGACCCGACTCATTGAGGGCTTGCAGGAGGTGGCTCTCAAAATCGGTGTTATCTGTCACATCAGACACCAGTCCAATCCCACTTGGGGCAAAACAGAGCTTCACTATTTCCAATTTAACGGAGGGAGCAAAAACATCGCATACCACAACAAAAAGGTTGTATCGGACTACAAGGGAAAGGTGTGGTGCCTTACCTTAAAGACCAACAGCGTATTCCTCGTTCGCCGAAAGGGCTTGATAACCTTTAGCGGCAACTGCATCGGCAATAACGCCTATGCCTCAAACCCATCATGGTACGTGGACGGCGACAACCGGAACGGTGAAAGCGAGCTTGCCGGCAAGCAGTTTTTCGACACGGACAAGGATTTCCGGCCTGCGGAGTTCATGCACTTTTGTTCGCAGATGCTCCGCAAGGACAAGCCGGTAAAGGAACAAGCCACGGACGAAGCAGATGATGGGAAACGACGCAAGGGAGGTGCGGCCTGCATGATTCTTTTCTGCCCGTTCGAGCAGATGCACTACTACATCGAACTCGGACAACGGTATGGGCTGAAACGCTACATCCCGCTCGTATTCTGCAAAGATTACTCCGCACAGGTGCTCAAAGCCAACATGAAAGTCGTCGGCAACTGCGAATACGGGTTGCTCCTCTACCGCGACCGCCTGCCGAAATTCAACAATGACGGGCGAATGATATTCAACTGCTTCGATTGGGTACGTGATACCGACACGCCGAAAATCCACCCGACGCAGAAACCCGTACCTCTGCTGGAACGCCTGATCGAGATATTCACCGACAAGGGGGATGTCGTTATCGACCCATGTGCCGGGAGTGGGACGACGTTACTCGCAGCGGCTAACTTGGAGCGTAAGGCATATGGGTTTGAGATTAAGAAAAGTTTCTGCACCGATGCCCGCAGCAAAGTTCTAACAAGAATTCAAAAAACATTGTTCGTATGAAAGTCATAGTAACCTTTTCGGGTGGAAAAGACAGCTGCATGAGTTATTACGGATTATGCGAATAGATGATTACCGCCTCATTTTAATCTCTACACCCCAGCCGTCGGCAAATAAATTCTGCAACTGATGAACAAACCGCACTTGGCATACACGGTCGCCAAGCCTACCGATGGATATGTAGAACTTATCTACAGCTCGGTCGACGTAAAGATTGGGCACGTTTGGTATCACCCATCTGACAGCGTTCTGCCGAAATCCGAGCCGACGAAGCATTTCGGTGGAGAGTGGAATGGGCTCGATGTAGTCTACATGGATATACGACACTTTCCGGGTCGCAGGGTCTGTCCGGGCATTAATTCCTTTGGGGAATACACTTGTAACGGCAATCGTATCCCCATTGTGGAGAACATAATTGCCAATTCGCAAAGAGTTGGTTTTCATAGTCACAAATAAAAACGTAATAAGAGAGCAAAAATTATTAAAGACCAAGTAACAAGCATCGAGCAGTCGGAGCGGCTGATCGAACTGGGTGTGCCCGCGGAGAAGGCGAGCATGGTGTACGTGAATAACGCGAATATACCGTCGTTCAAGGCGGAACTCACCTCTGCGGGCATCGACCTTGAAGAACTTAATAATGACGGGCATGAATACACACCTGCCTACACGGTCGCTGACCTGATGGGGGTGTTGCCTCCGAAAATTTCATGCCAAGACCCATTCGATGGTAATTTTCGCATGAGGCGATATATGGGCGAGAATGGTGTTGAGTGGGTTATCGACTACGATTGTTTTGTCGCTAACGACGTTTGTATTATTAACGCCCTTGTCAAAGCAATCACCCTGCTTGTGTCGGCTGAATATGAGTTGAATCTATGAAACTACCTATCGAAGTTCATAACCCGTTAATCCCGTTTAAGGGGTTCAGTTGGGTGACATGGCTGGCGTTTGCGTTCACGCGGAAGCCGAAAGAGCGTCATATGGACGAGGAAACGCGCCGCCATGAGGGAATCCATTGCTGCCAGCAAATCGAACTCGCCGTGCTGTTCGCGGCAATCCTCCTGCCCATCGCCATAAGCTACTCGTTCGCGTGGTGGGGTTGGGCGCTTGCGGTGGTCGTAATCCTATTCGCCGGATGGATTTGCTATGGCATTTCGTGGCTCGTCGAGGTGATTATCCCGCCTTATCCGGGCGCCTACTACTACACGTGCTTCGAAACAGAGGCATACAACCATGAGGAAGAACCGGACTACTTGAAGCGGCGCATACCGTTCTGGGGCTGGATTTCCTGCATACCGAATCGGAAAGTGAAACACAAAAGATAATCAACCATGAAAAGCGAAAAATATTTGAATCGAATCTTTAAGCCGATGTCTCCGATCCAAAATAAAGTAAAAGCATACGATAGAGATATGGTGAATAAAGTTATCAAAATTGCCGAGCAGGAGGCCGAGGAGCGGATGCGGGCGAAAGCGATAAAAGCATATTGTCAAAGTTGCCACGGTACAGCGGTAGGTGAATGCCTAATAGGAACAAAAAATTGTGGGGCATTGCGAGATTTCATCCAAAATCTGAACAGAGGATGAAAACGTACAGATGCGGACGAATGGAAAATATAATCGGCGACGAGTGGTACACAATCCAAAAACGAACTTTCATGGGCATTTGGGTAACGTATGCGAACTTTGGAAGCCGGGGAGAAATGGAATATGTTGCCTGTAAGCTGGAGAATTTGGGAAACATCGTGATAAGAATGAATTAAAAATGAAAACGATTGAGGAAAGAGCAAAAGCCTTTTGCGAAAATAACATCTGCGTGACTTGCGGAGACCGCAAGAATTGCGACCGGAAATGTTTAGGTACTTGTATTCCGACCTATGATGCCCTTGAATGGCTTATCCAGTTCGGAAAATCCGAGCGCGAGGAGCTGACGCGCTGGCACGACCCGAAAGAGGAGATGCCCGAACACCGCAAACAGGTTTTGGTCAAAACAGACACAGAAAATCACGACGTTGCTTATTACAGCGATAATGTAGATGGGTGGATAGCAAATGATGGTATCTACGATACTGCTCAAATCATCGGCTGGCGGGAGATTCATGAATAAGACAAGACTATGAAAAAAATGCTGATAAAGTGCCCCAAATGCAGTAGCAAAAGCATTGTGTTGGTTGAGTTATACGAATGTAGGGTCTATGTATATACACCCGACGGGATACTCACGGAGCCTCACATAATGAATTTGAAGCCGGGCGATATAATAGATCTGGGTGCCGCATGCATGGAGTGTGAGCATACATGGAAAGTCCGAAAAGCTTTACAATGTCCGGGTTTGTTTATCGACGTTAACGAATAACAAGATTATGACGAAAGCATCATTTGACACGATAAGCGGGCTTCTGATGGCATTGGTTGGAATCATCATGCTGAAAACTGATTATGCAAATGGTAATTGGTGGTTGCGTGTGCTACACATTGCCCTTGCAGTTGCTGGATGTTTGATATTTAACGACGGGTACAGAAGCTTACCAAAAAGATGAATTATGACACCGAAAGAACTTTACGACTGGGCGGTCGAGAACGACTGTGAACATTTGGATATTGTGGTGAATGGTGTGGCTATCGACTACAACCCACCCATTGTAGACCGGGATATAGATTGCATTGATATTGAAACACCTCGTTCGAGGTGGTAAACCTACAAAACACATAACATATGAAACGAGAACTTACGCTGGCCGACGTTGTGGGGTATACACCTTACAACCTTGCATGTCGGACACCAGAGGGACGCATAGCCATTTTGAGGGGAATGAAAACATTCTCCGCCACCTATACACCCGCGTTAGGGAAGCCGGTGCTTCGGCCGATGTCCGACCTTTACAGGGAAATAACCGAACGGGATTACAACAACGGGAAACCGTTCGTGCCGATATTTGAGTTGGCGAAAATCAAGTACCCGGAATTCACCCGTTTTAGCGCAATAGGTTTAGGGGCGAACGAAGTGTTTGTGTCGAGTTCCGATTCACCCATAACGGGATGGTATGAGTACGACAACGAGAATTTGTCAATCGGTGAATTCGACCTCCTCCACCGCCTGCACTTCGACTACCGCGGTCTGATTGACGATGGATTGGCAATCAACGTTCACGATTTACCTGCAAATCCCTATGAACTATGACCAAATATAGTACTGCATGTGGAATTGAATTGTCGCAAAAACAATGCGAATGTATACGCGAACTGAAAAAACTGGCGCGTAAGTGGAAAAAAGACGGGGAGGGATTGTGGCTATTCTCCGGTTCTGGCACTCTTCACGTAATGATGCGAGGAGATACGGAACAAAACCCGGAGCCGGAAAACTCGTCGACTGGTGGAGTAAACCCAGATAACTGCGTGACCATCATTCATGGAATACCTAATGACGGGGGAGATTGGTGATATGAAAACCAAACTACTGCGCCGATGGCGCCGACAAAGACAATTCAAGCGCGCGCTTCTTGCGACCAGGCATTACGAGTTGATTTGGGTGATGGATGCAACCATATCCTGTTTCTACCCCACAAAAAATCAAGTCGCGCATGTTGTGAGAAAGTTTATAGCCGACAAGCTGACTATTGACGAGGCCGTGAAGATGGGGTATTGTTTCGCCACCCCATCGAAGATGTCAAATTTTTATTACCGCGGCGAATACATGGTCAATCTACATGCGTTCATGAAGAACTTGTGCGGCGTCGATGTGTCCAAAAACATGAGATACAGCGATGTGATGCGCCTTAAAGCCACGACAAGCATCAAGGTAATACGGCAAGCGATTAGGGAGGGCATCCCAAACCGATGCAACAGGGATACGAATTTCGTCACGTATTACCAGGAGTTATACGACTAAAACGGGAAAAAATGAAAACAGGAATCGAACTGATTGCGGAAAAACAGAGTGAGGTAATAGAGGTAGAAGAAATAGCATTTAAGGTGAGTAGAATGGTTGGGAAGGCAGAGATGTTGATTGAATTCGAAGTCCGTCCATCCCAAAAGTGCGAGGCGATAACATTGCTTTGCGAAGCTGGTGCCCTTATCGCCGCCAAGATTGACAGAGTGAACAACCTAAAACAAGAATAACCATGCGAGAAATCGAATACAGGGGATGGGATTCCCACAACAAAAGGTGGGTGTATGGATTGCTGCTGATGGACGTGAAAGGACATTATCGAATCCAGTACGACCCCAGGCAATTTTCGGTAATCGTCGACCCGGATAGCATCGGTGAATATACCGGAATCAAAGACAAGAACAACAAGAAGATTTACGAGGGTGATATTATACTCACGCAGGGCCAGAATCGTAGATTCATACAGGTGGTTGAATTTCACAATACACGCGAAACATGTGGCCGAGGTTGGGTCGGTGTTAATCACAAGACGGTGGATAATTTCGGACATGATAATCCGGTGCAAGGTGGATTTTCTTATTCCCCAATGCCCTGTCATTGTGAAATCATTGGAAACATCCACGAAAATCCGGAATTATTAAAAACCGAATAACCATGCAGAAGATAATGTTTAACGACCGCTATGGACTGACGCGGGCGGTTATCAAGGGGCGAAAGACCATGACGAGGCGGCTGATTAATCTCGATTCCACCTCCGACGTACAGGTACGAATTTTTGCAGGATACGTTCAAATCATCGGACGTGGCGACAATGTATGCGACGAGAAAAAGCTACCCTACAAGGTCGGTGAAGTCGTGGCGGTGGCGCAGAGCTACGAACAGGCTGGTATCCAGGCTTGGGCTTCCCTCTCGCGCCCCGAAATAGACGGCTATCAGATTCTTTCCGCATCCCCAGGTTGGCGAAACAAAATGCTTGTCCGTGCCGACATAATGCCCCATCAAATCCGCATCACCGGAATTCGTTGTGAGCCCTTATGGGCTATTACGGACGAGGACTGCATGAAAGAGGGTGTACGCGAGCATCCATATCGCGGGTATGTGGTCGATGGTATCGTGTATAAAAATAGCGAGGATAAGGAGTATAACGGCTCTTTGCAGGTTTTTAACACTCCCCGCGAAGCCTTCGCCGCGCTGATAGATAAAGTATCCGGCCGGGGTACGTGGAGGCGTAATCCGTGGGTCGTGGTGTACGAATTCGAATTGGTGAAATAGCGAGATTATCGCAAAATATCGACAAAACTTTAAATATTATGAAAAGTATTATACAACAATGGAAAGACGCAAAAACTATATCGGTTATTGCGCATGAGGGCCAAAAAGACCTCGCCGGAGGACTTTATTTCGGCCATGTGAACCGCGTAGCCAACAATTTTGGACGAAACGATTATGGCATTGTAGCATACCTGCACGATGTCATTGAGGATGCAAATTGGACACTCGACCGATTGCTGGAGCAGGGGTTCTGCCCGAAGGTCGTCGAGGCCGTCGAGGCCCTCACTCGGCGCAAAGGTGAGGAATATATGGATTACATCGACCGTTGTGCACGGAACACAATTGCACTTCATGTCAAACTTGCCGACCTCACGGACAACATGGACATCCGCCGCCTGTCGGAAATTACTGACAAAGACGTTGCCCGGCTCCGCAAGTACCATAAGGCATATCATTACCTCAAAGCAAAACTGGTGGAATAACTATGGACGTTCTAACACCCCACAACGGCTGATGCCTTACTTGCAGAGCTGGAGAAGTAAATGCGAAAGACTCCCTGGCCGGAGTCTTTTTGCATTAGAATGGTTTAGTCTTAAACATCGTTGTCCATCAAAGGTAGCAACTTATTTCGACATAAGCAAATGGGGAGAAAAGCAAAAGGGCGACCAACAGCAGCCGATTATACGGTATGGACAAGCGATCTAAACCAAGCGGAGTTGATGATTATACTTAATGGAATCAAGAATCATCGAATCAACAGGGCTAAAAGAAAACTTCAATTTCTGCGTCAACAACGAAGTCAATGCGCAGTAATGCGAGGTAAGCGACGGGAACCGAATCCGCCTATTTTGTGGCGTCGATTCAAAATTAAGAAAAGAGAGTATATTGACGGACGGCAGCAGGAGCTGCCTTTATTTTAAAATGGATATGGATAGTATACTTATGCAAGTCATGCAAGAGCGACAGGCGGATGCAATGTTTTTGGTTCGTGCATCTGATTTGCGTACTTTTGCAAATATACTTATTCAAGAAACAGGTGATAGTATAGCTGAAAAAACCTTTAATGCTGTTAAGGCAGCCATGGGAGATAAGATGGAATATTACACCCGGGAGGAGACTTCTGGAATTTTGAGGGCGTCCTATCCGACATTATATAGATGGGAAAAAGAAAAGTGTCTAAATCCAATAAGAATAGGACGAAAAGTGCTATATTTGCGTAATGAAGTGGACGCAATCAAAGCACAAGTCCGATCACGAAGTTTGGGTAAATGATTGTTAAAATGGTATTATATCGCCAAAAACAAGCCGAAAATATCAACAATAAAAATAGCAACCATCTTTAAATCAGATGATTGCTTATTTTGAGTTGTAGTCCCGACGGGA